TTGAGAAGCAGCAGGCTCTCCAGCATAGTCAGGCACATAATCGGACCACTGATGGTCAGGTAATTCTTTGGACCATCCATCATCTGGCTTTCTAGCCCAAATTCGCTCCGTTTCTACGATTTGGATATTCGTCCACCCCATCAACTCCGCCAGCGCCCGGTTAAGCTGCTGGTCTGTCTTATCCTTTACCTGTGTCATGACTTACCCTCCTTGATCCAATTCGTTACAGCCTCATACACATCGTAAGGTAGGTTATTTCCCATTTGAGCACTGACCATTTGTACACGAGTGCAATTCAATTTGGCTGCCAATTCAGAAAAATTCAGCCGTTCTATCTGTCTCTTTCGATACAATGCTTCTTTTTGCTTTATGGTCAATTTCATACCTTGTCGCTCCCTTCCTCAAAAACTAGGTTGCAAGGTCCACACAGCCATATTCCTATCTGACTAGGATGTTCGGCCAGATTCTTATTCCCGCATTTAGGACATTTGAGTTCCTCTACTTTCGGTAGTCTCCCGCAGTTGATGCAAACACTTGTGTTAATCACATGATCATTATTGATGGTCTGCACGTTGGGGTTGGAGCAACAGGTAAACCCTTTGTTTTCTAAAGCCAATATGTTCGAACTAAAAAGCATTATCCGATTGAGTGCTGTGTCTGCTCTCTCCAGACTGCCACTATTCCCAGCGGCAGCTTCTTTGTGAATTTCTGATATTTCGTATATGATGGCTCGTTCACTTTCCTGTTGTCGGGCTATGGTCTGCTGTGCCTCTACTAGCTTCTTTCGCAATTCTTTATTCGTTTCGTGCAATGTATCGTTGAGATTTTGCTCAGTTTCAGCATCTTGGTTTGCCTCATACAGCCTGTCTCGCAGCTCAGTAATCTCTTTGCCATATCTATGGATCAATGCAGCCTTGTCGTCCAGGTTGTCGCCAAGCAGGTCTATAGCTTTGTCTTTTTCCTTTTCTGCCTTATCTAGAGCTGCTATATAATAATCAATAATTCCGAGTAAGCACGCCCTGTCCCCATGAAGAGATCCGGGTTTCACCTCTAATTCGTTCCAGAATATCTCCTTATCCATTCGTAGGTGCTTATCTCTGATGGATTGTAATCTTGTGTAGTCAATTTCCGGTAAGGAAACTTTTCCTGATTCACTCATTTGTCCCATACCTCCTTATGACACGCCTTGCAAACTTCGAGTTCATTGCCGTTGAACTTATTTTTCATGACCAGTTCTGAATGTTTTTCCTCACAAAGTTGGCAGAGTGTCCGACCACATTCAGGGCATTTCTTAAGTTCAGTCATAATGTCACCCTCTCTTAATATCCGTTGGATTGACGATCATGGTTTACTTTGTTCTTGGCTGCATAGGCAGCTGTAATAACATCAAAATCCCAACCGAAGCCTACAAGACCAATAACGATGAATACGTACCAAGCGTTTGCAAACTCAAACTCTTGCTTGGTCTTTCCCAGCTTTTGTTCAATCTTTTCGTCCTTGCCCTTTTCCATGTAAAACTTCATCAACCAGTACATAACCTCAAGTAAAGCTCCACCGATTCCACCGTCCAGACCATCTGCCCGAGTGTCCTCAATTGCATCCTCGTAGATATAAAGATGCTCTAACCATTCTTTTTGCCGGGCGATGCTTAAAAAGAAATGTAGGCAGTCTACGTATTCTTCAATCAGTGGGTTTAAGACCTTACCTGATGATCCACACTTCCCACAATGGACACGACCACCGTCAAACCAAAAACCTTTTCCGCCGCATCTATCACAATCAATCAACGGGGCATAACCATTCTTTGGCTCTCGGCAGTCGCTCCAATGCTTGAAGCCACGCCATTCATTTGCCAATTCTCCGATTTCTACCTGAAGAGCTAATATCGTATTAGGCAGCAGGTCAATGCCTTCAAGCCTCTTTTCTTTGATGATTCGTTCATCCAATACTTTCTGCATTTCATACATTTGATCGAGTGTTAATGTGCTCATACTGGTTATGCCTCCCCTGAAATAGATTTTTTAAAGCGCTCGACTCCGGCTAGTCTCCCAAAAATGAACTCTTGATCAAGCGGTGGCGTATATGGATTTTCGCCCTCTTGTGTACGATAGAGGTAGGCTGCTATGCTGGATGCCTTGTATCTTTCCATAGCCAGTTTATAATCAAGGATCATGTTGGCAATCTCTTCTGGGCTCTCCTTAACCAGCGCATGACCTGCCCCGGGAATCGTAACATCGGTATAGACTTTGTAAGTTCTAAACACTACATCTACCGGAATGAATACAGGCGTTTCACTTGCGATATCTCCGCGCCCATTTAGAAGTACTTCCGTGAGTTTTATCATGCTTTTCGCTCCCTACCATCTACCGATTTTTGTTAGGTCGTTCATAAATCGCTCTTCATCCATTCCTACACCTGCTAAGTGTTGGATATAGATGTGGCTTCGGAGTAAGAAAGTTCCTTTCAGACCAGGGACAGAACCAGAGTGGTAAAAATACTGTGTGCAGTCTTCTTTGAGATAGAAACCCATCCCGCAATGAACTTTAAAACAATCACGAAGGTGCGAGATGAAATTTGACCATTCTTTTTCAGCAAAAGACATGCTACCGTTTTTGTACCAGTCCAGCGCTCCCCAGTTCGTGTTATCATCTGGATCAGCTGTTCGCATGTTTTCACCATGCTTCTTTTCAAGATGTTGTTCGTATGTCAAAAGCGCCTCGTGATATATGTGTCCGTGGTAAAAAGGCTCTTGAACAGTTGGGTTATAGATTGACTTGTTCACTTTGATCAACGCTCCTTTAGCTTGTTGGCTTCCTTCTCAGTCAACCAGTCGCAATATGATTGGCAGTCCTCTATCGTTTTGAAAAATACGTTGTAATATTGTTCTGTAATGTTTTCGAAGCTCTCACCAGACCAGATGAACTTTGCAACACCAGAAACTCCTAAGGAGTCTAATTCCATTCCATCTGCTCTATCGATTGAGTAAGATTTATACCAAGCTATAAATTCCCCGTTCCTAATTGCAAATGAAGAGCAGATATTTGTAGTTGGTTTGAAAAAGATAATGTTGTTTTTACATGCGCAATCCTCTTCCATTTCCTTTCCTGACGGAGATAGAAAGGGGATACGTCTCTTGTCATTGCACTTATCACATTTTGGACCGCTTTTCCGATCCCGACTTGGGTTAAACAACTCCGCATTAAAATCACCCATTAGTTCTTGTAATCGTTCACGGCGAACCTCATTTTTGAGGTTGCGCTTCTGCATATCCAATTCAACAACCTTTTGGTTGTAATCTCGCTTGATCGTTTCAAGGTTCTGTTTAACCTCTTGCAGTTCAGCGTTCTCCTTCCGCAACCATTCGATCTCCACTTTATGTTCATCCTTGACAGCGTTCATCAGAGATTCTTTCAATTGATCTATTTGTTCTTCAAATTCGCTAGGTTCCCGGTAAAAGTCGCCATCGAAAAATCCCAATGTTTTCGCCTCCTGTACGCCTCATAGCGGCGTTTTAATCCCTAACCCCTGTTAGGGCAAACCTTTTGAATCCGGTTATTAGCTTGCGGCACTGAGCTTCGTCAAACATTGCAATATGTGTGTCATCCCGTTCCGTACCCATAAACTCCTGAAGTCTTCTGTAAGCTGACTTTCGTTTCATATGCTTATCTTTCCAGCATGGATCAAATACCTCGTGAGCCTTCTTACGTAACTCCCGTAGCTCCTTAGTTGCCAGCGTCCCAAGCGGATGCTTTGTCCCCTTATGCGTCCCAACATATGCGTCACATTCAGTGCATTTATACACATGAGCGCCGTAGTCACGACCATAGAATTCAATCGTTGTCACACAAACCACTTTGGAGTTGCAGTAACGGCAACTGACAATTGGCGAAATCATCTTGGATACACCGCCTTGATTTTGTGATTGACCCTTTCACGCCGATGAGGTTGTCTGCGCTGGATCTCAGCAAGGGCAGCATGCTTATGCACTAGGGGCGCGCCGCTATCGTGGTACGCAATCTCATAGAGTTGCGGGAGAGTCGTTTTTTTCCAGTTCAATCCTTCCGCCTCCTTAAAACAAGCACGTTTGTTCTGTATTTTGAGCGTGATTGCCCGCCGCCGCAGGCTTCCCTGGGCGTTTGTTCGTTTTTTTTGGTTTCTTCTTTTTCGTTTTTTCGTACTCCTTATATCCCTCTGGATCAATGATCGACCAGATCACTTCATGTTGGTAAAGAGGATATGAGTCCATTGATCTTCCGTTCCGCACCCTATATATCGCCTCACATATCTTTGCGATAATATAGGCATCTACAATGTCATGACTGGGATTCTCGTATGCGAAGTGCTTCAGAGCTGCAACAGCCATTGCTTCCTTCTTGGCTTTGCCTTTGAGCAATACCTTCGATCCCGGTTCCCCTATCCAGCTTTGGACATCCACATATTTTTTCACCGCTAGTGGAGCTATCTCCTCAAAGGTTAACCCCTTCCGGGTAATCATCCCTTCCAGCCCACCGTGTATTTTAGCAGTGGTTATGAGCATTTGAGAGCCGTTCGCTACCCCTTCCTTCAGGATTACATCCTCGGGTTTTAGAACGTTATAAAGCTGGTTCTCAAGCGACATGCGTTGTTCTGGAGATATACCACCTTTGACGTCCTTCCCTTTTCCTCGAAAGGTCACTTCAAGAACTGGATTTCCATCTTCATCAAGAGCAACAACGGCTGTTTGAGTGGCGGGGTCAATCCCTACGAATCGCATACCCCCACTCCTTTCGGCTCCAAGGAATCAAGTGAATGATGCTCAAGTAATTAACTCGCGCCGTATAAGCAATCCGCTTTTTATAATAGAGTACTGTTTCCTTTTCCACCGCTTCAAAGTGTTCCTGACACAATGGCACTAGCGCCCATGTATCTGTAGCTGTTGAATGGCAATTAGAACATCTGCATTCGTCCAACTTCCATCCCTCCTATTTGAATTCTTGATATGAAACCCCTGCTGCCTTGTATAGCTTGATGCGTCCCGGGTCTGTAAGAAGCATCTGACCACGGTTGTACTCAAGGACACGTTGCTCTACAAAGTCATAGATTCGTTGCAGTTTGTTGCGTTCTTCCACTGCCAGCGTTAAAGGATCATCCAACAGTTCCGCCTTCTCTACCATCCATGCAAGCGTATTTTCATAGGCTGCATCATCTTCGATTCTTCCTTTGCTGCTCATGCTCTCTCACCTTCTCAGCGAGCTTGTATTTTTGATCCTTGTCCAAGTTTACAAAACGACTGATACTCGGTACGAAGGCCATATCAAATGTGCCTGTCCCAATCTTTCGGCCCTTTGCAACGATGATCTCAGCGAATCCTTTTTTAGGACTTTCCGGATAGTAATAGTCATCTCGATAGATGAATGTCACAACATCAGCATCTGATTCAATGTCCCCGGAGTCACGCAAGTCTGACATCAACGGCCGCTTATCTGGACGCTGCTCACAACTCCGCCCTACTGCCGATAAGCAGACAACGCAGACCTGTAACTGCCGTGCCATTCGCTTCAGATACTTCGTAATGTACCCAATACGTTCTTTGGTGTTTTCAAAGTTTTTTTCTGTTTGGATGAACTGTAAAAAGTCGATATGGATCACCCAGCGCTTGCCGGGATGTTTCTTTTTCAATGACTTCACTTGTCGGCGGATATACTCTACAGTCGCTCCTGACCGATCATCGATATACAACAACCGCCCGGCGATAATCTCTAAAGCATCCCCATACCGAAGCCAGTCGTTATCAGACATCTGCCCCGATGCTATGCGGTCTCTTTTTATTCCTCCGATACATGATGCAATCTGTTCAACAATCTCCATTCCACCCATCTCCAATGAGAAGACTGCATCCCCCCACCCAGATGACGTTACTGCGTCCACATCATTTGCCATGTAGAGTGTCTTCCCCATTGAAGGGCGGCCTGCCAGAATCTCCAAGTCACCAATTTGATGCCCTTTACTCAATTGGGTGAAATCTTCACTGGCTGCTTTCGCCCCGGTTATACCACCACTGTTGGCACGTTTAGCTATAACTTTTTCATGTCCTTCCAGCAACGTAGCCATATGGACAAGCCCGCCGTCACTGTCTCCTTGCTGCAACTCCTCTAACTGCTCCATCTTGGCTTTAAGCTCAGCGATGTCACCGCCACCGTTTGTTGCAATTTGCCGCCCTAACTCTGCCAATTCCTGCTGAATACGATCGGTACGGACTGCCCGCTGGTAATAAGTGAAACTGTCTGTACTAGGGACAGAATCACGTAGAGCCATGAGGCGTGTAAGCCCTCCAATCCGCTGCAGTCTTGCTCCCCATTTGGATACAAGTACAACAGGATCAAATGGGTTAGCTGCTTCGTCCGAATGTTCCTTTGCATATTGCAGAACCTTGAAAAGGAGTCGGTTATCCTCTTCCTCTTCAGTGAAGTCAGCAGGCACAAGAAAACAATCATCCATCAAGGTGTGATCCTTTAATAGTGAACCTAGTAGCGCTCGTTCAGCATCAAGATTCATCTGTCTTCACCTTCGTTCTGTAAATAGCATCGATCTTTTTCTGAATGAAGTCCGGTGGTGGACCTACCTTTTCTGTCTCATGATACTCTTGAAGTTCCAAGACTCTCTGCTCCTGCTCCAGCCGTTGAGCCTGGTAAATGGTCATCTCTGCTTTGTGTTCAGTGCATGCGAGATAAATATCTGCTGGATCAGGAGCAAACTTAGGTCTCACCCTACAAAGATTCCTTACAGTTGCATAAGCCACTTCATTAGGAATGTCCTGAAGAATGTCCTGCCAGGTGGTTATAACTGCATCTATCTCGTTGTCATTAATCACAAAGCTCCGGTATGCCGAGCGGAGATATTTCAGAATTGCTGTCACGCCGACCCGATCCAATGTTCATCAACTCCCTCTGCATAGCGCGGTCTATTACATCGCCTGTATTTTGGTTTTCTGTTACTGTTGGCTTCAGCATTCCTTCCGGATCTACCACCGGATAATCTTTATAGCGTTTCTGGTTTAAAAAGGTTGAAGGATGAGGAATATACTTCTTATCTGTTTGAAGCAGTTTACAGGTCTCAGCAAAATTAGCTGTATTGTGAATAGCAGTATCCGGATCAAAGTCCTCTATCTTGCACAACTTTTCCCATGCCTTTTTTGCAGCTTCTTTCGATATCTTTCTAGGGTAGTTATTATAGAAATCATCAAACATCGCTATATTTTCTTTAATACTTTTCTTTAAGATCTTTATTTCTTTTAATGGGGGTCGGATCTGATACCTCGAAACCTCTACTTGGGGGGTCAGATCTGATACCTCGGGGGTACTAGATCTGATACCTCGGATTTCATTATTAAGCGATTCTTGAGGGGTCAGATCTGAACCCTCGGCTGACGTAAACAAGTCATTTTCACAATCCATTTCATCACCGCTTTTCTGAATAGTCCATTGCTCATAATGTTTATTGAATGATAGCCGCCTAGGCATTACACTCGTTTCTTTTTGGGTAACAAGGATTACTTTTGATTTAATGAGCAGCCCTACCTCCCTTTTAACTGTGCTGGCAGAGAGGCAAGTGAGCTGTTGCAAGAATGTTAGTGCGAAGTCATGGTCTTTCCGGCGATAACCGTAGGTGTACCGCCAGACGATCATGATAATTCTCAGTTGTGTGGCATTGAACTTTCGTAGTGCCACCTGCTCCAATATTTCATTGGCTACACGGGTATAACCATCTTCAATTTGCGGCCCGTCCATTACCTCACCTGCTTTACTTTAAAAGGGCAGTTTGTCATCCCCGTGCCGCTGAAAGTGATCAAAGATCCATTCAGTCAAACGTTCAGCGTCGTTTCCCTCATCTGCTACAGGAGGCGTGCCCATCCAGCACTTAATAATTTCAGTTACCTCTGATCGAATATTCGATGGAACATCCTTCTCCGGCTCTGGGGCTTCGGTGTATCCATTGACTAGAGCTGATAGAAAAATCATCACTCGAACTTTGCCTTGCTCTGTTCGACCGTGCTCCGTCCATTCTAAAAGTTCGCTCACTCCATAGTGTTCTTCGTCCTCATCTGCAGCCGTGAAAAACCTATTCGCTATAGCCGAATTTGATATTCCTTTAATAATTAATTCATCAAGTTCAGCAGCCACTTCCCTTGGTAGTTGTACTTTCTTGCTGTTACGCCAAGATTCCAATTCCCACTCTAGCTGTTGAATACGTTCCTTAAGCGCTCCGATATGAGGGGCAAAGTTTATGGCATACTCTCCGTTACGAAGCTTTTCATTTTCTTCTTTTTCTCGGTTGATCACCTTGTCCTGTTCTTGGATTGTCCGAGCAGCCTCAGCCAACCCCTCAATCATTTTGACATTCTGCCGAAGAACATCGGCTTGAGCTGGTAGGTCACCTATTACAACATAACTCTCATAAGGAACGATTTGCCCTGAGTGAATCCCTTCTATGATCTGTACACTTGGGCATGGATTAAGCGACTGAATGGTACGGTTTTTGTCGTTCAAATACCGAGCAATGTAATTTCCAGCAGGAGCATCCCCGCTGCTTCTTTTGTTTAGAATCTTTATTTCAATTGGCATCTGCTGCACCTCTATTTCATAGTTTTTTTGATTCTATACTTCCGATCCTTGCGGTCTCTGCCGCTAGTCAGCTCACCATAACAGCGAGGACATACTCGAGTGCGTCCAATGTATTCCTCTCGATCTGGGTTGATCTCTTGACCACACACCTTGCAATCAGGACTGAGGACGTGTATCTCAACTCGTTGTGGATTAGTGTTCATATGATTTCTTAGATGCTTTTGACTTTTGGTATTCAAGAAACTCGCGCAACTCAATCATCTTTCCACGCTTTTTAAAGCCCTTAAAGCTCATATAATGGTTGTAGCAAAGCCCTCCTGCTTTGAAGTCTTTGTTACATCCATCAACCAAACAGATAGGGTCATGTTCTTGGAATTCTTTGCTCGTATGATTAGGGTCTCCCCACTTTTTGAAGCGAGAATAGTGTTTCGGGCACATGCCCTTTGTCACTCTACCGACATTCTCACACCCATTAACTGAACATTTAGTTTCATTTGGTTTACGTCCGCTATCCGCTTGTGTAATTCCATAGCGTTTTAAGGTCTGCTGGACTGCTTGTCTTGAAATTCCATACATCGATCCGATCTCTGTGCATGTCTTTCCATCTTTATAAAGTGTAATGAACTCATTGTTTCGCTCTACCTTTGTTGTAGCGCCGCGGGGTCTTCCTGGTGCAATATGATATCCTGGGAATTCTGATAGCCTTTTGCGAATGCTTCTCTTTTCTTGTTTGGCATTTTCAATGATCGTGCCAAGATCTGACCACCTCTGCTTTAGCTCCTCAACAGTTACATCCATAACATCCCTCCTCCCTGTGACCAATTCGCCCTAATTGCGTTCGTATAACAATTCGCGGAACTCGATAGCCCACTGTTTGCCATCCTTCGTGTAATCAATCCAGTTGTGGCAGGTCCCAGTATTAACACTAGGACCGCAGAGCATTGCCACATCCTTCACAGTCGTTTTACCGTCGATCTGCCAGCGCCGAATTAGATGGGCACACTGTAAGCCCTCTTTACTCCCGCAACGCTCACAGCGTCCACCTGATCGTTCCATTGCAGCGTTGTATACCTCAGATGTAATCTTGCCTCGCTCTTTGGCGGTGGGCTTATTTCGTTTATGATTTGGCTTCTTCACTGGGTGGAAACCGAAGGCGCTCATTAGTACAACTCAAATTCTGAGAATTCTTTTATTCGCATAACCTTTTTATCTAATTTGCAGTAGTCGCATTTTTCACAGCGGACTGGCTGTACCAATCCTGACTTGACCGCCTTGACGCGCTCAATATTATTGGCGACTATATTAAGTGCTCTTGGGATGTTTTCATGAGATAAAAAAGCGATATCGTGATCGGGTACAGTCTCTTTTGTTACCACAACCAAATGAGGAAGCAACCACTCTTTGTTATTAGTAGCTCTTCTTTCAATCTCTGCGTAAACAGCCATTTGGATGTCATATCCATAGTGTTGAATGAAACTCTCAGGAGCTCGCGATTCTTTATTCCAAAATGTTTTATCAATAGATTGCAGTCCCTTGAGGTCTGAAAATGTAGCTTTCTCAGGGTTATAACTGTCAATCATGATTTTCCATTCGATCCCGTGAAAAGAAGCAGTCATGATAACCTCTTTTTCTCCAGCCAGCGCGTTCATGACTTTAGGATCGTTTTCAAGCACTTCAATCAATTTGGTTAAGTGCTTGAAGTTAGCCTTCAACTGCCCTTTTGTTGGTCCTTGGCTGCTATAGATACTTGGATTGTTGGCTTTAAAATCAGGCAGTGTACCTTCGTTCCATGCGTGCAGGAAATGTCCCTCATCAAAGGCTGTCTTCTGTGAGTCCTCCCACTCCCCAGCAAGCTTAGCCATCGATTGAGCTTCACACCCCCCATATGAGGGGAGGAAGCCTTTGAACTGACTGACGGACATGTACTGACGCTGTGCCTCCAGTGAGAAGTAATTATCCCTGGTCAATTTCAGAAGATCTGTCATCATTAACCACCTCACTTTCGTTAGGAGAATCGAACGGACTTCTTTGAATCACACGTGGCTGCTTGTTGAACTCAAATGCGCTTCCGGCCTCGTATAAGAGAGTCTGGTCTGCATCAAAGTCCGTTTCTATCGTCTTGCATAAACGGCGCAGGACCGTTCGTTTATATAACTCCCCTTGGCTCTTTTCCCAGGTGTCACTGCCGAGGTTTTTACCATAATTTTTGCGGATAACTTCTGTCTCCTCTGCTGAAATAGATTCATATACCATTCCTCCATCTTGAAAGAGAGCAACAGCAAAACTACCAATGATTTCGCTGTTGTTAAATGGCAATGGTTCAAAGTAGACTACCGGACGACCCTCAACGATTTGTTCCCGAAACTCGTCGCCCTTTCGCACGTTCTTGGCATAAACGTCAAGCAAGGGACGAACGCTGTATTTTTTGGTAAGTTTCATTTCACCTTTATAGTCAGTCTGAAATTTCAACTCAACGGCTCCGGCTATCAAGTGACACTCCTTAGCCAAGAAGTCCAGACCGAGGACTGCACCCTTGACAAGAGATAATACAATTTCTTCAATGCTGTATTTATGCAGTTCTTTCTCACCTGCCACATAAACCTTACAATTTTCCGAGAATCTCTTCTTGTTGAAGTCGGAAGGAAGCGCATCGTGCTTGGAGTCGAGAATTTTATTCAAGGCTTCCTGGACCTTTGTTTCGATTGCTGCACTCATTACTATCCCTCCACAATTTCGATATTCAGGTCTTTGCCTTCAACAGTAGAAAGCAAGAAGTATTGGTAATCATCGTGTTGAGCGTTCTCCAAAATGGATTGTTGCTTGCTTCCAAGGTTCTGATAACCATCAATGCAAATTACCTTGAGCGGACCTGACTGAGCCTTAGCGAGCTTAAATGCGAAGTCCAGCGCCTCACCTTCAGACAATCCGTCGATAAGTGTTCCGTCGATTCGGATGCGTCCTTTATCATCTACCGTAAGTCCATCCACTGGCAGAGCAGCAGTCTTAAGCAATTCTTTAGGCAACTCGCGTGCCTTCTCGATCTTGGAGGTTAGGTCAGCGGATCGTGCTTCTTTTGGAGACAACTTCTCGCGAATAATATCGTTCATCCGTTCCCACTCTCGAAGATACTCTTTCATCTCAGCCGCTTTATGAGCAGCAGCTTGTAACGGCTCTGGGTCAATCCATTCAACATCTGCAATCACTTGCTCAGCATCGCCTGACTTCGCTTTCTCTGCCGAAATTAGGCTGGCTTCGTGATCTTTGATCTTCTCCAGATCCTTGCGCTCATGCTCCGCGATATTATTAAGTGAAGAAGACTTTTCTGCGATCAATTGGCGGTGCTCGCTGACATATCCCTTATTCAGTTCAACCTCACGTTGGACATCTTCCCGGACGTTGAGTTTTTTCTGTTGATATTGAAGCTTGAGGCGTTCAATCGCCTGCTCCATTTCGTTGTCCAACTGTAGGGACGCATCTGCGATTCGGCGGTCAGCATCGTCAATGATCTTTTGATCCTGCTCGATACGCTCCTCTAACCGCTTGATGCTGTCTTGCAGTGTGTCGCGTTGTCTCCGATAACCTAGAACCCTTTCTTCTGTAGCGTTAGCAGAGCGCTGCTTTATGTCCTCTATTCGCAACGTCAATCCATCAATTAATGTCTTCGCCTCTTCCAACTTCTTATTGGATTCCTGAGCATCGGACAGTTTGCGGTAAAGCTTCTGCAGGTCAACCCCACGCCACTCTTCGCCATCATAGTTCGGCGGAAGGTCTCGCTTAATCCCTTCGATGTTTGCTCGTAATAGATTGATCTCACGGTTAATGCTGGAACGTTCTTCGAAATATGCTGATTCGATCTGCTGCAGGATTTGCAGGATATGAAGCTGATAGTCCGCCTCAGGTAGTTCTCCAAACCATGATTTGATATCTTCAACTGTCCAATCAATCTGCAGCATGTTGAGAATAATTTTGGTCTGCTCTTTAGCATCTTTCTGTACAAATTCAATCGGTCGGAAAATATCACCGTTAATCAGCTTGCGTAGGAAAGCTTCTGTGCTGCTCACTGCCTTGCTATCATGCTTAACCTTGAGATAGTCTGCCTTTTCTGACCTAACCTTGCGGGTGATCTGGAGACCGTCCGTTAGCTCTACAAACAATTCAGCCTCTTCATGTCCGTGGCTGATGACCTCTGTACGCCGACTATTATTGGTCAGTGCCTTTTCCAGCGCCTCTATCAAACTGGTTTTTCCTGCGCCTGAGTCACCATCAACTTTATTGATTTTGCCGGGAGATACTTCTAGTTCACTGATCCCTAGCCAATCCGTTATTTTAATCCGTTTGATATGCAGCATCTTTACATCCTCCTGATTTTTGTGTTATAGTGACCGTGATTTTTTGAATAAGCGTTTGACTAACGTCCCCGGTTGCAGCCAGGGGCGTTTTTACTGATGGCTATAGAACTTGATGAATGGTTTTCCTGTGCGTTTAGCCTTGGCTTTACGAAGAGAACGAGGGATAATGCCGCCATATTCTTTAATGATGGCTGTTGCAACCACGGAAGGACCTAGTGATCCGGGCTTATACGCTGTCTTCTCGGATGGTTCGTGTTTGAACTGGCGGCGGGATTTGAAGAGTGCGAACTCTTTAGCAGCTTGTGACTGAACAGCTGCGATAAAAGCGTGTTTCTTATTGGTGATGCGGAATTTTGTTTTCATGAATGATTCCTCCGATATGATTTATTTGTTGTTACAATGCAGCAAGTTCATCTTCGAGCAATTGGATTTCTTGCTCGATCAACTTCTGTGTTGCTTGGATAATCCCGTTTACAATTGCAGGGAATGTCTCCTCCGTTTTTCCGTTACTGCGATTCTTTACAATCAGAGATTGAAGATTTCCATACATGTCTTGAAACTTGATACCATCAGCAAATTGCGAGTTTTTAAGTTCCTTCTTCAAAAAATCAATTTTCGCAACAATTGCGAGCCCCGCATTAGCCCGATCCACATAATGTTTAAGCGTAACTTTATCCATAGTTTTCGCCTCACTTCTACTGTTTTGGAGCTCAAAACCCCGTTTTTGGCAAAAAAATAATAAGCCTTCGAGAATTCGCCGTTTTTAAGACCTTCCGATTAACCTTGTTCACCTCCCTTTCTGCCTAGTTGATCTCCTATCTTTCGCGTTCTTAGAATCACTAGGGTAGCCTATATTCACCTTCTGAACTGGCACATGCCCCTCTAGGTTTTTGTTGGCTGCTTGAGGATCGTACCCGATTTTTTGTGGTTTTCCGTATTTGCCGAATAGTTCTTTTCGCTGCATATTATGAGCTTCAGTGCAATGGTTGTTAGTGATAAAATCTGCTGTATAACTGCAACTGGGATAAGGACATCTGACTGTGGTGTTGAAGATTACTGTCATAAGCTTTCAACCTCAGCCAGTCCGAAACTCACCTTTAATGCCTCAGCCAAATCTTTCATATCCTGATCATTCAGCTCACCGACCCTTCTATTCAAACGCCTCTTATCCAGCGTCCTAATCTGCTCAAGCATGGCAACCGAGTTTTTTGGTAGACCATGTTCTTTGCTTAGTTTGATATGAGTGGGAAGGTATTTCTTCTTCGCATCGGTGATTGCTGCTACGATGATGGTCGGGCTATGAATATTACCGATATTATTTTGAACTACCAGTACTGGGCGTGCTCCTCGCTGCTCACTACCAACGCCCGTCCCCATGTCTGCCCACCATACTTCCCCACGCTTAGGATAATGTCTCATATGCACACCGCCAGTTGTTCAGCAGGAGAAGCCCAAAGGTCATTTAACATCATGGTGTGATTGCGGCGCTCACGGAGAGCTTGTTGCTCCATATACTCATCACGAGCTCCTTTGGCGTGTTGCAAAGCTTTCGTCCAGTACCATATTTGTTCGCGGTGGTATCGAATTTGTTCAAGCTTGACTTTCATGCCATTACCTCCAGTTCTAATTGCAATGACTCGACTGCCACTAACATTCCTGCATTCCCAGACCAATAGCTCCGAGCTCTGTCGATAAAACCCTGCATCTGCTCCTTAGTACAGCCTCGACGCTTACAATCCTGTAAAGCATTTGATAAATCAGTTGATGCGCTCATTTCAGTTGTGCCTCCCATTCAATCAATTTATCAGTGAAGTGCTGCGCCAGATCCATGTTTCCTGTACAATGCGCCGCTAATGTCGCTTCTTTAATGCCGTCCACCTGCTGGACGATGTTCAAGTTATCCATGAGTAAGGGCATAATCAGTGCTAGTTCTGCTTCTCCGATGATAAGCTCGCCTTTAATGTTACTATTCATGTAAGTAATGCGAGCTAAAGCGCGATGTGTAGGATGGATGAATACTGCCATTTGCAGGACCTCCATTCGTACTCAGATTAAATTCAACTTTGAGTTGTTCTCGTAATAGGCACGAGCTTTAGTTAGTATCCGTGAAATATATGAGGGAGTGTACCCCATCTCTTCAGCAGCTTCCCGCTGTGAAAAACCTCTAAACAGAAGTGATACCAATTGTCTTTGTTTGGCTGGCATTTGCTCAAAAACTACAAAATCGATCTCCAGATAAGACGTATCAGGTTCTCTCTGACCAACCAGATTCCACCAGTCAGGGATTGCATCCAAGCTCTGATACCGACTACTAATGCGCCGAGTTTTACGAAGATAAGCCAACATTTCATTGGTGATGCAATGGCTGGCGTAAGTTGCAAATTTAAATCCTTTGGTTTCGTCGAAGGAACGAGCTGCCTTGATAAGACCAATAGATCCTTCCTGAAAGAGTTCCAGATACTCCACACCTGTTGTCTTGTTGATTTTATGAGCGATCGATCCAACCAGTCCCATGTTGTTTTGAATCAATTCGTCCGGCGTCAGTTGCCGTTCAGGTATTGCGGTTACGCTCATTGGGATGCACCTTTCTCAACGTCTTCGAAGTTGAAGAAGTTGAATAGGTCAGGGTCATTAATAAGCTTCTCTTTTCTTGCCTTTGCTTTTAGAATCAACTTATCTGATCCATCACGGTTCTTGACCATATTTCCAATCTGTTTATCAAGGACCTTTGTGTCGTTGCAACTATCAATTACCTGGTATACCATTCGGCGCGGTTCGTTTTCTGCAGATTCGTCATAGGCTGCAATCAACCGGACTCCGTCACCATCCTTAAAGCTGCTGACCAACTGACGCGCCTTCGCTCGAATCGCATCTCGACGCATCTTCTCTTCGTCCAGAGTTATTCTTTCTTCAAGGAACGCAACGACCTCGTCTATCGTGAATTTCCTACTCAAGAATCCGAGAATAAATTCTGTCCGATCCTCACGATCCAGATTGCGCTTATCCATTCTATTTCCCCACCCTTCGAGGTCCTTTTAGTGCCGTCTTCATTTGATCTTTCAATCTTTGGAATTCGTCGATCCCGCCTTGAACCTGGCTCATGCAGAGCTCAATTTCGCTACGATCACGCCGCGTCTCCATCCAGTTAGTCATTCGTTCTTCTGTCACTGTTCCGCGAATCCTCACCGCCGCATCAATTAAGTTGTTGATGATTTTCGCGTCCTTATACTGCTCATCGATCAACTGTTTTCGGAGTTCAAATTTCTTCTCGTCAGCAGTCAATTTATCCAACCTTTCCTTAGCCAATTCCGGCGGTGCTTGTCGGAGCTTCTCCGCACCACTGATAGCTAAGTCGACAGGAACCTTCGCTTCTGCAAGTTGAGGGAAATCGTCAATCGCCTTCTGATACTGCTCTGCCTTTTCAGGATCACGGGAAGTAATAATTGCCTCGATCTTATTTAAGTTTTCAAGTGCCGGGTACTTATCTACTGCATTTACATGCTGTTTTGCATCGTTGATAGTTTGCCGGGGCACTCCCAACCTTTCGGCAACCTTCGCTTCTGAATCTGGTTTTGCTGGTCTTCCACCCTCTGGAGGGTTATTGCCGACCTTCGGCAAAAACTCATCCCGGAGCACTTCTTTGGCAACTTCTGCCAAGTCCATAAGATTTTTTGATGCCTCGTACTCCGTCAACGCTTTACGTTTTGTGTTCTCTTCCAGCTCGATTAGGCGCTTTTCTTTTTCAGTCAAGTCCGCTATAGTGCGGGTCTCAACTTCCTCCCGACCTAGCAATTTGTGAGCTTCCAAGCGGCGATGTCCAGCAATCAGGTTGCCTGACTCATCAATAACTATGGGATGCAATAAACCGCGAGCGTTGATGCTCTCTGCCAGCCCTGCAATGTCGCCCATGTCTTCACGGATCCGGCTACCTATGTTAATTGTGTGTATTGGTGTGAGCATTGTGTTCGCCATCCTTTCTGACTAAATCGTAAAACCTTAATGCTGTGTATGCGGTACGATGTTACTACGGATTTTGAAGTTGTTTTTCTTTCCTCAATCGATAACTAAGATGTCGATACATTTGGATCCATCTGAACCATTTCGATTCGCCTTCTTTGCGCACCCACCCACCTTTAAATTCCAGAGACACAGCAGCTCTATACGAGAGGCTCAGCAGCGCCTGTTTTGATACGTGAGCCAAATTATTCACATCCCTATTAAGAAAACTTATGTTATTTTCAAAGGGCATACCTTCAATTAAGAGGACTTCTTTTGATATAAAACTCTACTAAATCCAGTTTTCACGGATTCTTTGCCGAAAAAAATATGTTCGTCAGGTACGTCATACATTGTAAGTAATACCACTAGCAGATCACGCGGTATATCAGCTGAATCAGTTTCATACTTGCGGATTGTATCCACGCTCTTATTTGCTCTTGTTGCAACCTCTTCGCGTGTTAATCCACAGTTTATTCTTGCTGCACGGAGTGTTATTTTGAATGTCTTATTCTGTTTTTCGAGTATCATGTGTGCCCCTCCTTTCTTTTGGTGTACCCCTATAGTAATCCGGTTAAACTGGACTGTCAACCGTAAAAACTGGATTTTTCTATTTGTTTTTTTGGAAAAGTACGCTATAATGAAGGAAATTATCCTGTAAATATGGATTTAGAAAAGGACGGATGAAAAGTGCGTAAGAAATATGCCGAGGTAGAAAAAGTATTAATGGCAGAGATGGCAAAAAATCTAAAATCAATTCTGGAAAAGAAGAAAATAACTCAAAAAGAATTGGCTGAAAAGACGGGGCTATCGACTAGCGCTATATCGGACTACACAAATGCTAAGACGCTCATGTCTCCCGGAAATCTACAAATGATTTGTGATGTTCTCGATGTAGCACATGGAGATATTGATCCCACGTTTAGAGGGTCTGCACAAATTAAAGAAAGCTCCCCACAGTACTTGACTGGGGAAGCTTTAGGAGATCTGCCTATTGAGAATTTACACATACATAATCTTACTCGTAACGGAAAACCACTTACTGATGATCAAAAGAAACGTCTAGTACAAATTTTGCAGTCGGCTGCTGATTTACTGGATCAATAATGCTGTCTAAGTATTCTTCTGCTTCTGTTATGTCTAAACCTTTGTTGTGGAGATAAAGCAGGAGTTCTTCAGTTTTTATTGAATAAATTGTTATACGTCATCACTCCCATGATGTAAATATTTCCCGCCGCGATAATTGGAACAAGCATACCATAAATACGAACAGAATGGGAACACTTTTTTATAACTTTCACAAAAGGAGCAGCCCATGGGTTTCAAACTCGGGGATTGTCTTCTGTCTGATCGACTTGACGAACATGGGTGGACACAAGCTTATTTCGCAAAACGCATGAATGTATCCCGCCAATTTGTAAACAGAATCATTAATGGCGAGCGCAAGATGTCATTCGAATTTGCGATAAACGCTGCTCATATCCTTGGATGTCGCACCACCGATCTTTATGTTCTTGAAGTCGTGAATGACAGGAGCGAGTAGATTTTCTACTCTCCCACGAGGATATTGTCACCCTATAGGATAACAACGTTTGCGTTGTAATAAGCATACCCTCTTGTCCCGGCTTATGCTGTCGTTCCATGTCGTTTTATTTTTTACCGTTCACGGTCTGCGAACGGTATTTCGTCCTTTATTTTTTCAATATTTCGCCTCGATACTCTTGTATGCTTTCCTTTTAGGTGTTTGTCGAAAAATAATTCCTTTGTTAATTTGTCATATATTTCAGCTTTTTCTAAATTAACTAGATTGGATTTGCTTAATGGTTCGAATCCTTCCAACACAAGAATCTCCGCGAAATCCCTTAGCGCTACAGCCGGACGATACTCATCTTCTTTTGTATGCAACACTGTGTGCTCGCCTTCTGTCTGAATGAAGATCACATCATTTGAATCAATTACTCCAGCTATACCGGATTTTATATGGACTACTAGTATATCCATGTTCCTCACCTCATGAATATCATTTCGCAAAGGTGTGGCAATCATACAAACATTGTAAAAATTTGTAGAAATATTTTCCTTTGTCTGTTAGACTTTCCATGTAAATTATTATCAAATTTAGGGGGAAAACATGAAGAAGCCGATTTATAAAAAATGGTGGTTTTGGTTAGTGCTGATCCTTGTAATTGGATGGATAGGAAGCTTGGGTGGAGATAAAGAACCTACTACTCTTGCAGACCCTGAACCTAGCGCTCAGGCTGAAACTGTTATGACAAAAGAAAATGAAAAACCAATTGCAACACCGACTGAAGAAGATAAAAAAAATAAAGAAGCTGTTGAAAAAGCGGATGCCGAGAAAAAGGCTAAGGAAGAAGAAGCAGCTAAAGCAGAGGCTGAAGCCAAGGCAAAAGAGGAAAGTGTCCCTAGGGAACATAAATCGGCATTAAAAAAAGCAGAACAATATGCAGAAACTATGAATATGTCAAAGAAAGGCATCTACGAACAATTGACATCTGAGTATGGGGAGAACTTCCCTAAAGAAGCCGCTCAATATGCTATTGATAACATTGTATTTGATTGGAAAGAAAATGCATTAATAAAGGCACAGTCATACGCAGAGACTATGAGTATGTCAGATTCGGCTATTTACGATCAATTGATTTCAGAATACGGGGAAAAGTTCACTGCCGAAGAAGCGCAATACGCGATAGATAATTTAAAATAAAAAAAGCCCTACCGACCATATATAGGTTAGTAGGGCTTTTTCACAATCTCAAGGGCTTGGGAATCTTCTATGTAGTAGCTCCTAAAATATCTTTCATCTTAATCCATTCCCAATCATCGCTATGACGGAATTTAATCTGTTTAAGTTGTCGGTCTACTCTCGTCACTATGCCATGTATTTGTATATTCTCCGTCTCATTAAACACTGTTAATGTGATCGGACTGCAATCTTCTAATGATTGAGCTAACACCTGAGAAATCTCAACCATCGCCTGAGGATCTAAATCGGGCTTTTTACGAGTCTCCTCATTCAACGCATCGTCCAGTATCCTTGCCTTATGTTCTGGCATAATCATACGACTGCCCTCCCATAGTCCATTACCTTCTAGTTTTTTTCTAGCCACGCAAAGTCCTCCTAGTACATCGTCCAGTAATCAATATTACCGCCATCCATACCCCATTGTATCTCCTGTGGTGCTATCTGACGCTTTTTAAAACGTGGGTCAGGACGTTCCCATCCTTCAATTATAAACGCCATCTCAGGCGGCGTGTTTGGATTCCACTCAATATAATTTTCCTCAACCAGTTCTTTCAGAGCTGCCTTTATTGGTACTGGCATACGTCCACTAAGTCGTTCCAACTCCGGTAGACTTGGCATGTGTGCATGATGATTTGCTGAGTGGGTCATGATCATAAGCAGTTTCCGGGCAGTATCACTTAACATGTCGAATCACCCTCAGCGCTCTTGGAGAACTCTCTTTTCGTTCTAAATACCCTTTTTCCTCCAACCCCTGAATGTACCTGAAAGCTGTAGATTTTGAGGACAGCCCCATTTCATCAGCAATTTCTTGCACAGTCGGTGAGTATTTCAAGCGATCATATAGATTATTGATTGCCTTCAGAGCATCTTTTTCTCTTCTAGTTAATTCACTAATGCTGATCAGCTCCTTTAAGAATTTCAAAGAGACCAAAAAATAAGAACATTTGTTTGTATTATAACCGCATTAGGGAAATTTAAGCAATGGGAAAAAGAGACAGCATGTCTCATGATCCAAGACTTACCTGCCCTCCTATGTCATTCAAAAGATTATAATTAGGTAGAGGTGAAACTATGTTTATATCCCCAATGCTGTTGCAAACAGCTCCCGGGCCATTTTCGCACAGCGATTATATATTTGAACCTAAGATAGATGGCCATCGTCTTATTTATTCTCAAGAGTCGGGTAAGATCCGGTTATATACACGGCATGATAATGATTGCACTCGGCAGTATCCTGAATTACACCTTCCATTTGCGGACGATGTTGTTTTGGATGGTGAAATAGCCTGTGTTGATCCTACAACCGGAGTATCAGATTTCGAATCTGTTATGAGCCGATTTCAGACGAGGCGAGCAGATAAGATATTACAACTCACAGGGACTCTCCCCGCGTATTATGCCATCTTTGATATCTTGATGTACAAAGGTCAGGATCTTCGTGGATTGCCCCTGATGAGCCGTAAGGAGATACTGGTGGGATTAACTTTACCCTCTAATAACTTTGGATTAGTACCTCATGTGGAAGGTGTTGGAGAGGCTTTATTTGAACAGATCGAAACTCGTGGTATGGAAGGCGTAGTAGGTAAGCGTAAAAACAGCGTATACGAGACTGGCCGCCGCTCTCATGCATGGCAAAAGGTCATCAATTGGACTTATGCAGAAGTATTTATTACAGGTTATCGCAAACAGGAATTTGGGTGGCTGGCTGCTGTTCCATCCGGTACGTCCGGAAAGCTACGTCCTGCAGGAATCATTGAACTTGGCGCGTCACCGATCCATAAGCAGGCATTCAGGGGCGTTGCCCAGCAGCTAGTAAAAAGCGAGGATAAGGATTTTGTACATCTTGAACCAAGATTACGAGCAAAGGTAAGAATGAGGAATTGGACCAAATCAGGCATGCTGCGGAGTCCAGTGTTTACAGAGTTTATCGTATAAGCAAAAACAGACCCGTCAGTCATAAGCCCGGCGGGTTATTTTATTTCTGCTCTAAATTCAAATCGCTTTCGAACAAAATGAGATCCAGCAAGTTTAATAGAATCCGGTGTATACCCCTCTACAATCCCACCATAATCCATAAGATGACCTATTGGATCTGGGTCCAGCCGAAACCATACGGATACCTTTGATTGAGCTAAGGCTGCTGTCAGAAATTCCGCATCGCTCTCTAATACTTTGTATGTAGCGCTCAAATAATCAACTCCTTAAACAACAAAATACCCCACCAGTTATGGCAGGGTACGGTGCTTCCGTTGATTCTATTATAGATGGGCATTGAGTAAACTGTAAATTAAAATATTATGATGCTCAAAACTATAAAACCTCTTCCATCATTTACCGTAATATATGGTAATATGAAATTAAAGGAGCTGAGTATCTTGAAGAAAGCAATCATCGGATTAGTGGCCGGCATGTTAATCGGTTCGGCAGGAATGGCCGCAGCTGCGACCACTCAGACTGTTCAGGCTGCCCTTGCAAAATTTACGTTTTCAGTCGATGGTCAGAAGCAAACACTTAAGAATGATCCACTTGTATATAAAGGCACTACATATCTACCAGTACGCGAAGTAGCTGAAATGACAGGCTATGGACTGGAGTATGACAACACAAAAAAATCCATCGATCTTAAGCCGAAAGGGGGAACTGTTGTGAAAAATGATCAATTAACAAGTACTGCTTACACGATAAAAGGACGCCAATTAGTTGAACTACTGGCTAAAAAATATCCTGACATAGCAAAACAAAGTTCTATGGCTATAGCGCTAACTCAGGATGGAGAACTTCATTTTGGTGACCAATCATTTAAATTATCATCAGATGCAAACTCAAATATCGATATAACTCCGCTTATTGATGCTGGTATTATCTCGCTGGAAGATGTTCAATAGTTACCTCCTCCGCGACTTTGAACAAATAATTGTGTAACTACGCTTCCTACAATGCGCCCGAGTGTATCGGGCGTTATTTTTATTTCATGCCACTTTCCCCGCTCCACCCTCCCGCTATCATCCTTACTCAGAAATGGAATGATGTCTATATCATTGCCACTTGTTTCAGTATAAGGAATCACATTGCCATCTACCTGAATATTCAAACTTGATGGCGTTGGGCCTAAATAAATGCCGTACTGAATTCCATGTGTGTGGGCTGGTATCTGATGCGTATGCTCCATATTGTGCGTATGACTCATGTCATGAGTATGATCCATATCATGTGTGTGCTCCATATTGTGAACATGTGACTTAATTTCATGAGTATGATCCATGCTATGGGTATGATTGGGCAGATTAATTAAATGCCCATGATTATATACATCATGGTAATGATCACTTACCGGAATAAATGTCACCTGTCCAGTTGGCGTCAGAAGAACGGTACCACTCGGGATGCCATGATTATGACCACCATTAGGAACTACAGGATCACCAGAAATTCCAGATACCATAACTTGTACACTTGTATCGGTTCCAACTGTACCTCCACCAGAAGCAGTTGTATTCCTGCTGCTTGGTCCTGAGGTTGTCTGTCCTCCAGCCGCTGTTGTCTCCGTGCTACTCGGGCCCGCTGTGTTTCTTGTGCTTGGTCCAGCTGTATCCCTACTGCTGGGTCCAGATGTATCCTTTGAACTTGAACCAGATGTCGAAGCAGGCGCTGACTCTATTGCCTTGCTATATGCCCGGAATGCCTCAACTTGAAATGACAACATCACTTTATTAATTCGCGCCGTCTCCTCTGGAATATAAAATTTTAATAGCGCAGGATGTGTAGGATCTGCATTGTCCGCGACATCTCTTGTATCAAGATTTGTAGCCCCTTGAGCATAAGAATCGTTTATGTGCTGCCTGTTCTGCAGATCAGCAATACTACCCGCAATATCCTCTGTCCGGTTGGCGATCTCGATCTGAACATCACCGGGAGCTCCGATCATATCCCCTTTACCTACATTAACAACCCGTGCAATAAAATCCTCACCAAGCTCGTCATCCTTCACTCTGATTCTCGCACCGGTCTTAAACTTATATATTTGCTGACCAGTCAGACGATGGATTTCAGATGCTCCAACGCTGTAGGAGATACGGGGCACTTTTAGCTCATTAAGAAGTGTCTGACAGCGTGCAAGTAGTGTCTCTGCGTATTCAAAACGCCGATCTACAAAGATGGATGAAAGTATACCGTGCTCAGCTTGAGCTGCTGCATCTTCTATATAAGGTAATCCACCGTTGATATCTGCGAATGTCAGTTGATTAACCCCTTCGCCGAATCCGAGGCCATATAGCCGAGTGCATAGGTTAGTCGGATCCACTACTTTTTCAATCTCAGTCATGTTAACCCCGTACCTGATATAAGCCGTAACCTCTTCATTTGGCTCCACAAGGTTCAGGGTCCACGGGAATGATGTGGTATCCCAAGTCCATTGATATTCAGAGTCGAAAGGCTTCGGCACTGAGAACAACGCTCCGAGCAGTGTATCGTTTTCCCAATTGTATTCAAACTGCCGACCGAACCCGACTGTTCCAAGTTTCCAACGTGGTACAACTTGCTTCGATAGAATGTACTGAATTACTTGATTTGTGTATACGCCAAGGTTGCCGACTGTATGAGACTGAAATAATACATCATTCAGCAAGGTAGCTAGCACATGCTCACACTCGTATTTGATGATAGGGCCACTCTGATTCCGATTCATGGTATTCGGTACAATGCGGAATAACTCCACTCGCTCGTTGTTATCATATAGCTCTACGAAGTAAAACGGCTTACACTCTGCGTTCTTGGGATCGTCTCCCGGCAAGCTGAAGGCAGCTGTCCATAACGAGTTAAGTGGCATGCTGTATTCGATATTAAACGCATTCTCTAGCAAAGCCACACGCCGCATCTGAGCATCGTATATTGTTACTGGTGCTTTAGGCATCTAGATTCCCCCCTATATAAATTTATCCCGGTGTGTAATCCGGATTAATATCTCACGGCCAGTTGCCGGGTCTGTGTAGACAATGTTGTTATTGCCAAGGTTAAGGTCGAAGAAATCTCCATCCATCATGTGCAGGGCGTTCTGTCCGTTTTTGGTAAACGTGAGATTTTTAGAATCAATAACTATGCGATCACCAGGAGCAAATGATCCGGTGAATATGATTTCGTCCATGTGGTACCGGCTCCCGTTTGCGGTTAGCGTACCAATACCGTGCATGATGGCTTGGTGTAGTCGTTCTCGGATAAACGTAGCCTTCATGCTGCCCTCTCCAGTCATCTTGGCAGCGAAACTAATTTCCCTTACAAATGCCGCTTTCAACCCTCCCTCACCATGTAGAGCCGCCGATCCAGTTGCAACGATGTTTGCTCCAGCTTTCAGATTGCCATCACCACGCAGGACAGCACTTCCGAAAACAAACACCGAAAATTCACGGTTAAAGGCAATGCGGTTAAATGATCCTCGATTAAACATAGACACGCTCCTTTCCCTGAAAATAAAATAAGCCCCACCATTCAGGCAGGGCGTACTAATTGCTAAGTCACTATTTAGTCGTTCCATCCCTCTTACTAAAAGCCAATTCAAATAATCCAGTTGCGGATAATCCAGCAATTCCACCTGCCCATAAACGAAGCACTAAATCCAACTCTGTGAATTTATAGCCAACTGCACCGATCAGCAATCCAATAGCTAACCCCACGAAGGGAACTAGATTTTTAGGCATTGTGATATTATTCTTGACTAGTTGCACCAGAGCCAGCACAAATACGGCCAAAACCGAAGCGTAGGCCAATACATCCGTTAAGTTTTGATTGTCCATTACTTATCCTCCAATCTCGTAATCAAAAGTCCAGCGCGGGCAAGTACCGTTATTAATCGGTAGAAGTCCAAACTGCCACCAGTTGGTGTATCAATCAATCCTGCATCAAAAGCAGCTTGTACAGCATCATTTGCCCAAGCAGGTATTTCAGTTAGACTAGCCTTGCCCTCCAACTTATCTAACCTAATTAAAACATTAGCAATACTCTTTCCTTGCTCTGTTGCAGCTTGTTTAAGTACATCTTTGCTATTAGTAAGCCCAGCCACAATATCAGACAAAGCCTTAACCTCCGACCGCAGTGCAGTCAGTTCCTTTTTTTCTTCTGCTGACAATTCGTCCGCCTCCCCTTTTATTCGATCTATAATAGCCGTTGCTTTTGCCATTGCTATTTCTGATGGTTTGCTACCAGCTCTCAGCTGAGTAAGTGTTAAGCCAAAGACCATTTGGAAATGAGGGTAATCCTTAAATGATGTCCAGTCACCGCCCCAATCAAAGCCGAGCTTCTTAGCCTCTTCCACTACTTCAATCCAGTCTTTGATGTTGTTTTCGTTGTAGTCTCGGTTCATATCCCATGAAACACTCGACCCATTAGGCAGCAGTAAAGCAAAATCAACAGCCAAACCAAAATTGTGGTAACTATACCCGCCCTTTGCATTGGTCACGATAGATCCGGGTTTTGTACGCCCTTGTGCGTAGAGAGCGTCTTGTTCCGCAATAGTTCGTAATCCTTGAGTAATAACAATAGGCACTCCCCGAGCGTAACAGCGTTCAATTAAAACTGTAGTAGCAGCCAATACAACAGGATGTAACCATATCAATCTCGTAGATGATTTACTCTTTACTTGATCCAGCGTCAACACCGTTCTTCCCCTCCTTCTTCCCACCAGACTTAGACTCCAACACTGCAACGGCATCCCGCAGGATTGGCGGCATAGGCAAGCCCATTTTCCCAGCGTTCTCAATAATGCTCAAAAGCTCGTTTGCCAAATAAAAAAACACTACTGCATCCCGCAAGTAGTGCATATCACCGAGTACAACATCTATGAAGTGAGCGACCACAACAAACATAAAAATGGATACTTTCTTCGCCACACCAATGTAACCCTTCATACTTCTTAATTCTCCGTTTATCCAGGCGGCGATCCATCCTGTTACAAAATCTACGCATACTAACACAAGAAGTGCTTGTAACATAACAGTCCATCCTCCCCAAATGTATCCAACAACAACGCCTGCTGCTGTTGATACAGCTTTTATGATTTGAGCCTTGTCATCCATACGCCCCCGCCCCTTCTATCTATGATTAAAAAAACAGCCCCCGGGGATCCGAGGGCAAAATAAACGCCTACTATGCAGCACTAGCTAATAACTCTTGTACGCCACTCTTCCAGCGCAGTGGAACGTCATCGATTGTCTTTAAATCCTTTTGGATCAAATCAAAATATACTTTGACCACATTACTCACCTCCAATCAAGCCAGCGATTTCAGCGAGTGCTAGTTGCATCTCTGTTTTGTCAGCTTCTTGAGCTTCAGCGAGTTCCGTTAGAGCTAGCTTTAGTTCTGTGTTCTCTGCACGTAGCTGTTCGAGCTCCGTCTGATCCCCGGGCTTTGTCCTTTCTGCAATCTCTTCTGGTGTTAAGCCTTCGACCCAAAGGTTATCAGGTTGTAGTGGGGGAATAGGCGCTTCCTTTACTGGTTCCACCTCTTGGCTAAAGTACCATTCGTTATATGCTGCCTGATACTCATCAAGTTGAACTTGATATGCATTCCATGCGACCAAATCAAATCGAGGGTGATACAACCCGGTGGGCAACGGAATGCCTACGATATAGCCGATGATCTCTCTTGGCTGTTCTGGTTCTTCGGATATGTCCGGCTCATCTTTGATCTCTTCGTCTTCCGGCAGCGTTGGCGCTTCTTCTGGCTCTGGCTGAGCATAAATAGGGACGACCCCTGATAATGAGTCGTCCGGTTCTACATCATCTATATATAGACCTTTGAGGTCCACTTTAGGTATGGCTTTTCTCATGATATCCCTCCTTTAATCAACTCTGAACGTTGGAAGCCCATCCAGAAAAATAGCATCGCCACCCATACCGCTTAATACGTATACTTCGCCCGTTGGCATAATCTCCAATCCGCCAAATACACGATTCGCGCCACTTCCTGATAAAACACCAAAGTCTAGTTGATCCTTTGGTCTGTACCCTTCTGGCAACCGAAATATAACAAGGTTAGCGTTAACCGTTGACGAGGTGAATTTTAGCGCTCCTGTAAACTCAACAACTCCGTTAACTTTACGATAGGATGGGACTCGCGAATTGAATAGCGCAGTAAATCCGTTAAGTAACGTTGGTGCAATCCATCCTGGCGCGTCCTTCTCCGATTTCTTAACAGCTAACGTGCTGACCGCTAAACCTATCTCTATCACTGCGTCTGTTAAATCATGCAACTGCGCCTTCTCAGTGGCAGCGTAGAATCCTGTAACTGATGGTACTGGTGATTTATCCAATTTAATGTAAGAGACGCTGTAAGGCTGCGATGAATCATAATCCGCTTGCGCAATGTTAAATCTCTCGCCGTATAACGTATCTACTAGTCCGAATGTTATTCTCCGCCACTTCTGGAATAGGCGTGATGACTCGTAAACGGACATTATGCTAAAAACTTTGTATTTGAGCTTTGCTGACTCCATACCTACGATACTAATGTTAGACTCATAGTAGCTATTCCAAAGGTACGGTATTATCCGCTCCCTCGATACATACCCACTACCTACCTCTATAAAGTTATCTCCTTCTAATAGAGAAAGAGCGCCATCTTCCTGCACTGTTTCGAAGGTCGGAGATGCAAGGCGGTATAAAAGTTGATATCTACCAGTTAGGCTATCGTTTGATGTTAAAGGGACTACGAATACGCCCGATGCATCTACTATGCCTCCAGCATCATTCTTTTTCGCCCACGCTTTTGTTCCAGTTCCTGAGTATACGTTTGTTGCTGCTGGCTGACCATCTGTGAACATCCTCCATCCATTAAAATAAGCCTTTATCTCGTCAGTACTCGGTGTATAGGAGTCTCCCCAACCGGAGTCAGTAGAGGAAACTACTACATAAACTCTTGAGCTTACTGAGTTTATGGCGTAAGTATCTGCTATATTCACGTTACCATCCCGCGGTAATGAATTTCCATTATATTTAATTGCTATTGCTGCTGTATTTGGAGAAGAACCCGCAGCAATAGCCGCAGGAGCTAAAAGGTTAGCATAAACCCCCTTAGCTCCTGTTGTGCTTGCGTGGTAACCCCATGACAAAAAACCGTCTAGCACCATCTCCCGCCATAACCTCGTCACCTCATACCGTCCGTTAACCTCACGGAGTATATCCGGTTCGCTGCCATCCGTTGGGTTAGCGTGTAACTCTACTCCACCAAAGGCAATAAGAGAGTCTTCACGGGGCTGGAACGGGGTGACCGTGCTGCCGATTTCGAGTTGAATATTGTCGTAGCGCTTCGTTTGGACTGCTGAGGTATTGTAGGAAGCATAGAGTAAGAACTGAACCTCCGTTTCCGCCCCTGTATTGAACGTTACAGACTTTAACCCCGTCCCACTTACTCCTGAGGATATTCCCGTTCCATCACTGCCTTTTCGCACGGATATGACTGGTGCGTCTGTCCCTGAAATAATTGAAGCAGCGTAAGATAACGTATAGATCGTGTTAGGTAAAACAGGGTATTTCTTTGTAGTTGCATATCGAAATCCATTTGCATCTGACGTTACAGAAACGCTATTAGAATCATTTTCAATATAACTTACGCCCGTTAAAGTGCTTGCAATACCACCGTTGTAGAGATTCCTACCATATCGCCGCACATAGAGTCCATCTACTCCATTAATATTTGGAGGTACATAAGGTAAGATACGGTCTATAGCTTCACCTGTGATTGTGGTTCCAATAGCTGCGTAGTCTGCTGCGGATACGGCGTATAGACGGATTTCATCAAAGTAAGAAGTTGATGTGCCTGTGCCAGTAACCCCGAACAAAAGACGAAAGCCTGTACCTACTAATAAATTTGTTGTTGGAATCTTCGCGTACACAAATTGCCATTTCCCGATTTGTGCATAATCTACTGCACATGAATACCTTGATGTTGTTGTTCCGTAGTCACGCAATGACAGATTAATGGCACCATCAGTATACGACTCAATATATATCCATCCTGCCAAGACGTAATATTTATTTGTATCGAGAGAATTGCTATATTCTTTAAAAGCATATTTACCTGAAGCAGATGCTGAAAATTTGAATGATGTACTACCACTTTTTACGCGTTCATTTGATAAAACAATGCCAGTTGCTGAGAATGATAACCCTGTTAAACTCTCTCCACTCCCAGCCCCACCAAGTAAATCTATTAACGTCCTACCCTGTACCTTTAATCCTTGTAGTCTAGCGTTCTTTGTTGCGTTTAGAATTTGCTGTCCCGCTGCTAGGATGACATCGGTTGTAGATTCCGAAGTTACTCCGGAAAGGTCCGTTAAGTTTTTGCGAAATGCTTCGTGATCGTAGGCGGTGTAGTAACGGGCAACCTTGGAGCCGATAGCCCAAGCCTTTGGCGTCGTTCCATCAAATCCCCGCATACACCCAGTTAACGAATTCCCCGACTTTCCCGTATAAAGAATCGTCTCTGAACTCTCATCACTGCCGATTGTAAACACGTTTGGGGCTGCTGGCAGCTTTGTTGCATCTACCACAGCTATAGTTGTTGCCGCTGTCGTGAGTGCCGCTGATAGCTCAGTTCCCGGCGAATTGGCTATCGCTGGATACATAGTTTGTTGTGCCAATAGATTCGCCCTCCTTAGCTTAGATCAATCGCGATTTGACCAACCGAAAATTTAAAAATATCGTTTGTTAAAATACTTTTAGGATCAGTTAAAGGTCCGTAATACAATAAGTTTCCACTTGTTATCGCATCACGAATTCCTAGATGCGTGAGTTGCCCCCATGGAGCGGTTGCCACTGGATACGGAATTTCTGCACTATTCTTAATTGTATACACCCCATTAACAGCAGCAGGAGGTGTAAACACCACTGCCTGTCGAGCGTAAGCACCTCCGGTTACCTCTTGCCCGGTATCTGCTGCAGTTGGGTTGCTGGTATAGAGAGCAATATATAAGCTTGTCGGGCGTGTGTAATTCGTATTTCTAAACACCTGATTTAACAGTGCAATTGCTAAATAATTTGATACGTTCAAATCTTTCGCCTCCTATTCGAGTTTGTATTCATTTGTGATTCTGAAATTCGATAAAGTATTAGACCCATTATTGGTCAAGATAATAACTGCTTCTGAACGGATATTACCGCCTGATTGAATGCTTAGTGTTGTTGGGGAACTGGAGATCACTTGCTCGGTGATATGCTCTTGAACCGAATAAGCAAACGGGTCGAAGGCTACCAACTCCAGTTCAAACATCCCTATGCTGTTATAGATCAACCTTTCTAGTGATGCCGATCCAGCATATCTGACCAGATAGAACTTATCCGGTTCAAAAGCACGTCTTAGTTCCATTGTTCTGGGTCTACCATTAGCATCAGTCAGATGCCTTGCAAGAGCCCTTACCCGTTGTTGCAAACCTGCTGCACTTGGTAAATCGTAATTAGTACCATCCGCAACAAATGCACAAGAAAAAGAAAAGACGCGTTCCGTTAGGTCCGCGCCAAAGTCATATTGCCCGTGTTTACCAGCTATTTCTACATTCATATCTCGGGTGCTAGGGAGCAAGGGGTCTTTGGTCTCTTCAAGCACTCGAAACCCTAGATCTACGTCCCGAACACCTCCGAGAGTGATACTACTTGTCATATTAATCCTAGCCCCCTTGTTGCCACAGTGAGTGAACTCATTTGACGGCGAGATACGTTTTTCTCTATCTGCTTGCCGTCCAGATAGATGTTATTGTGCAAGACCATATCTCTGTCACCCAGCAAACCGCCTTGCGTTCCACCGGAAGCCCTAGCATCATTCGCTAATGGTTGAATACGGCTGTCAATTGCACTGAGGCTTGGCGAACTGAGATCCATAGCGGCGGCATCAGCCATGTCCTGCGCAGCACCTTCGACCGCTGACATTTGGCGTTCCATCCCTAGAGCCAAGCCCTTTCCAATAAACTCACCAATGGCGATCATTACGCGACTTGGAGATTTGATCTTCAAAGTGTCCTTTATGCCATCTGTTGCAGCTTGAGCCGTGGCAGCTGCTGCGTTGTTGATTGCCGCGGTGCCTGACTGCATACCTTTAATAACACCATTGACGATCTGTAGGCCGTAATCCTTGGCTTGAGCTTCCGCCCACTTCTTTTGTGCGGCCGTACCGTTAGCCAACAAGCTATTAAGATAGGCTATCTCATTAGACATGTTCGTCGATGATGTTGCCGCCTTTGCCGTTTTCCCCACCGTAGCAAGGATTTCATCCACCGCTGCCTTGATGCTGTTCTTCGTGCTGTTAAGACCACTCAATAAGCTCTCCCCGAAGGATTGCCCAGCATCCTGCCATTTCGGATTATATTCCGCTAGTAGGTCGATCAGCTCCTGATTGTTACTGTCGAGCATCAAACGCCGTACCTCAGCTTGTAAAGCCTCTTCGGTGTTGAGCGCCGTGTAATGAGTCTTTGTAGAATCCATCTGAGCAGTAAGGCTGTCAGTGGTCGCTTGAGCCTTCTTCTCTTCTGTGCTCTTCTTAGTCTCATACTCCTGTTTCAGCAACTCAGCCTTTTGTTCGCCTTGTGTCTTAATCCGAGTCATTTCAGATTTCAGATCATCAATCTGAACCTGGCGCTGTTCGAGAAGGTGTTTCCGCTCCCGCTCAGCTAGCATGTCATTGAGTTCTTCTTGTATCTTCGCTCTTGATTCAGCGGTGTCGGCGTCAGCCAATTCCTTCTGTTTATCAGCCAGCTTCTTTTGATAGGCTGCTTCTTCTGCGGCCTTATCCTCAGCTTTGGTCAGACCTTCAATACTGTCGATCTGATCTTGTAAACCCAGTAACTGTGCCTGAGTCTGAGCATCAAGCGTCTTAATCATCGCTTGATATTCAGCGTCATATCCAGCAATGATGGCGTCTGATGCTGCCTTGTGCTGGTCAATGCGCTTTTGTAAGGCCTCTGTAGCGACCTTTTCCTCTGCTGAATACCGAGCCTTTAGGGCAGTTACGGCAGCTGTGCTAAGCGTTTCAATTGATTTGACCTGCTCGTCATATAGCTTCTTTGCTTCTGCCGCTGCTTCTTTGGCAAGATCAGTCCGGATCTTATTGACCTGCTTATCGATAGCAATACGCTCAGTGGTGCCGACCTTATAGCGAGTTTGAAGCTTCTCCCATGCTGCAAGCTCCTGCTCAATGGATATCTCATTGGCTTGTTTCTTAGCCTCAATGTACGTCTTGGAGGCTTCAAACTGCTTCTTGGCCTCAGCGGCAGCTTCCTTGGCGATCTGGTCATTTGCCTTTTTGATTGCAAGATTAATCGTCTGAATTTGGGCGCTGGTCTTGGCGTATGCAGATTTGACCTTTTCGAGTGAGGCGATATAAGCCGTTTCATCAAACTCACCCATTTTATACTTATATTGAGCCGTATCTAAGGCCGCATTGAATGCTTTGTTTGCTTCCGCTGCTGCTTTAGTCGCTGCCGCCGCTGCTGCTTTCTGCGCTTTGGTTGCAGCTGCCGCGGCAGCCTTTTGAGCTTTTTCAGAAGCTTTATTCGCGTCCTTAGTTACTTTCTCCGCGGCTTTGGCAGCTGCTGCTCCAGTCTCACCAGTTAGCTGTTCAATTGCTGCTTTAGCCTTGCCTTTAGAGTTGTTTATCCCTACAGCAAGACCCTCAGATATGTTTTCCCCGTAGCCGGTTGTCAGCCGGGAAGGCGAATGAATACCAAAGAAGTTTTTAATCGAGTCACTGATTTTGGTGGCTACTTCTTTGGTTTTATCCACCACAGCGCTCGCCATACTGCCGATACCATTGACCAACCCTTGCATGATTTGTTTACCGATTTTAGCGAGGTCGATACCTTTGAAGAAAGACATGACCTTGCCCCATATACTCTCAATGACTCCTTGAATCGTGCCGAAGATATTTTTAACGCTACTGAGCATTCCTTGAAAGTTAGCAGTTATGCTATTCCATATGCCCTTTGCAACTCCAACAACCGCTTGGGATAACGACTCCCATATAGATGCACCCAATGTTCGGAGTCTGGTAAAAATACCAATTCCCTCAGTGAACATATTTTTAAAGAAATTGATAACTCCACTGACCATTTTAGAAATTAGGCCATTCGCAGATGACTGTAATCCCTTGAAAGCATTAACTATACCTTCGCCCATGCTCTTCATTAAGCCAACACCAGATTTTAATAGGTTGGTGAAGAGCGTCTTCAGTCCACCAAGAAAGTTGAGTGTCATTAAACCCACGATGAAATCAATCGCACCACCGAGCAGTTGCTTAATACCTTCCCACATCTTACTCCAGTCCCCTGTAAAGAGTCCGGTGAAGATCTTAATGAGACCCATTATGATGTCTAAAGCGCCGCTAATGACGTTCTTGATGGCTGTCCATGCCATGTCGATGATGAACAAGATGGCTGGCATAATGAATTCGATAACTTTTTTTATTGCATTAAATGCGTTTGTCACAGCTTGCAGAATCTGCGTTCCGTTTTCATCCCAAAACTTTTTAATCTTATCGATCTGCCCCATGATGAAATCACTAATTACTCCCCATACAGAAAGGGCTACACTTTTAATGGATTCCCACGCCGAATTTATAGCATTTCGCACGGTTTCGTTTGTGTTATAAAGATAGGTGAGTCCAGCCACCAACCCTGCGACACCTGCGATTATCAGCCCGACCGGACCTGTTAGCGCGGCGAACACGGGCATTAAAGCAGAAACCGAACTAACAACATGCCCTAAAATTACAAGCAAAGGACCAATAGCAGCAGCGATTGCCGCTATCGTGATAATCAACTTTTGCGATTCTGGACTGAGCGAACCGAATTTCTCAGCAATACTAGCAATTTTGTCAATCAGCGGTTGCATAGAGTCGACCGCTTCCAGCACCACAGGCATGATAGCATCCCCGATAGTTATAGCGATATCGCTCAGTTTGTTCTTAAGAATCTGCATTTGACTGGCAAATGTTTTATAACGTTGCTCTGCTTCATGGGTTAGTGCCGAATTTTCATCCCATGCTTTATTTGATAGATCAACAGCCCCTGCGAACAACTCACTAGCATTACCTGCACGCAGTAAGCTGTCCCGAAGGCGGATTTCAGAGATGCCCATTTCCTCCAGCATGTTAATAGCGGAGGTTCCTGCTGAATCTGCATCACCTAGTCCGTTAATAAATGCACCAAGAGCACCAACAGCATCATCTTTGAATGCTTTGCTGAATTGCTCTGATGTCATTCCCGCGATCTTACCGAAGTTCTGTAAATCGACTCCACCGTCAACGATGTTACCCATTTGAGTTTGAGTCATGCCTAAAGCATCCGCCAAGGCTTTAAATTCCTTGCTGTTATTGTCTGCAAGTAGTTGCAGATCTCGGAGTGACATGCCTGTCGCTTGTGTGAGAGCATCCATTTTGTTCATCCCTGATGCAGCTACTTGCATACGGACCATAACCCGAGAGATTGCCGAACCGCCCATTTCCGCCTCAATACCTACAGATGATAGAGCAGCTGCTAAACCTAAGATATCAGCCTCAGACATACCGACCTGCGAGCCGGCACCAGCCAGCCGTAAAGCCATATCTGTGATTTCAGATTCTGTAGTAGCGAAGTTATTACCTAGCGCAACTATTGAGCTACCCAGTCGGTCAAATTGATCTTGCGGCATCTTAGTGATATTCGCCAACCGCGCCAAGGCACTGGCAGCTTCGTCACTGGTCATATTAGTTGCAACACCTAAGTCAACCATCGTCTTAGTAAATCCGAGGATCGCGCTAGTTTTGATACCCAACTGTCCAGCTGCTTCGGCTACTCTTGCGATGTCAGATGCAGATTGAGGCATCTCTTTCGCCATATTGCGGACCCCATCACGCAACTGAGCAAACTCAGCCTCCGTAGCATCAACCGTCTTCCTCACACCTGCAAAGGCAGATTCAAAGTCAGATGCAACCTTAAGTGAGGCACCGCCGACCGCAACGAGAGGAACCGTCACGAGTGACGTCAAAGATTTACCTACATCAGCCATGCCCTTGCCGAACTTATCTACTGACTTCTGCGCTTGTTTCATTGCATCATCTAAGCCAGTGTTATTCCCCAAGATGTTAATGACTAGATTGCCAAGTAAACTCATGATTCCCCTCCTTCCGGCCGCTTGATGCGGGGACCATATTTCTCACGGAATGCCGCCCGATCTGGCGTTTGATTGCCATCTCCCCGAACTCGGCGTTCCTTCTTCGGCTGTTCTTTCGCACCAAAAAGGCCGACCCCAATGCGGCCGACCAAGATGTTCGATTTATTCTCTTCATGCTCCATTCCGTAATCGTAGTACATCATTATTTGTGTGAAGGACATGTGATCAAGCATATATTCAGGTGTGGCCCAGGAGTACATTGCGCCCATCCGCGCAAAAATACGCCCCAACTCTATTGGCTGGGGCTTACCTCGTTTTTTTCTGTTTCATTTCCCGCTCTTTCCTTGACCGGCTCCAGTACAAATTCAATGAGCTTCAGGAGTTGGTTAAGGTCAGTATTATCAACAATCCAATCTGCGTTGACTTCCGGGAAGGACGGCCGCAGGATACTTGCCACCTGATCCAATAGCAGTGGGAATGTATCCTGACTGCCTGATTGCAATTCATCTGAATTCTTTGCGATGTCCAATGTTACCCGGGAAGGGATGCGCGATACATCAATCCGCTTTCCTGCCAGAATGACCACACGTTCATCTATGATGATCTGATCCAAATCAAGAATGACCTGTTTTTTCGCCATTATCATTACACTCCCTGTTCGTCGTAGATTTCGAATAGTTGTTCGCCAACAGCGCGGCTTGCATCCAAAGTACCGTTCATCCGAATTGGTGTAATTGCAGGATCTTCTGCATCGGCTTCAGGGAACGTGATATTAAGACCGCTTTCCGGCGTAGCTTTGTAAATAGTAATCTGAAATCTTTTTCCTTGGTCATCATAGTTCGTGATACGTGCAACTCTTGGCTGGAAGGTACCAATACCTCCGGATAGGAACCGTTTTGCTGACAAGGGAGTATAGGTGTAGTTGACCGTTACAGCGTCACCTGACGTAATACCGCCGCCCTCTACCCTAGCAATGACAGAAAAACCCGCGCTATCTACGGCTAAGATGTAATCTGTTCCAGCCACCAATGTAGTTGCACCCTTCTTTACAGTGACGGCAGTAACGACTGTACCAGCTCCGTTCTTATTCAAAAGACGCTTCTGTGTTTGTCCGGTTAAGGTCACCGCTTCATTAGTCACAGTTTTTGGGGTGCCAGCAATGTTCTCAATCTTATCGATGCCGCCACGAATTGTAGCCAGAGTAGCGAGATTGATTTCCATCAGATCCCCCTCGATGCCAGCGACGTGATTGCTCATTCCTGTCTTGATTACCCCGGCGTTGTCGCTAGTCACGGTCATTTCATCCCACGTTTCCTCGAATACGATACTGTTCATCGCTCCGAGGTCAATGAGACTGTTCACATCTTCGCCAACCTCGAACTTTGCGGAACCGAAACGGATAGAACTTGCTTTCTGAACTGTTGTCATATTACGTCCCATTTTTGTTATTCCTCCCGATAAATGATTTTGAAATCTGTTGCTATGTGATAGAGATTTGTGCCACTCTCGTACATGTCCCTGCTGCCTTCCCATACGCCTTGCAACACCCTAACCCCGCCCATGCTCCCTTTGTAACGCTGGAGGGCACTACGGATCTCTTCTGCGAGTTCCTTTGCCTCACCATATTTAGTTGAGAACACAGAAAACTGAAATCGAGGGTAGGCAACAGGAATGTTATGGTGAGACACTCCCGATATCGCTAGATATGCAATTGCCGGATATGTTGGTTTCTCAGGTAGCCAACCGGGATGAATTCGATTGCCTACAACCGACTGAATCTCTTTAATGGATAGCAAGTAATCTCTCAATTTTGTTTCTATCGCCATTAGGCACCTACTCTCTCAACCACAGCCTTAACGCCCTCTATCAGCAGCTTCCTGACCTTCGCCCTGCTCTTGTCCATTGCAGGTCGCATAAATGGACGTGGAGGCTGGTGACTGCTGCCATATTCGTAGAAGGTAACGTAAAAAGGGGCTGACGCTGAGATATCTCCATTGCGTGCCCCTACAGATACATTTGCGTAATAGTTACCTTTTTTTGATATTCCAATGTTCATCTCAAGTGAGAAACGAGTCTTTCCAGTCTTTCCGATAGGCGCTCTTGCATCTGCCTCCCTAAAGACAATCTCAGCCGCCTTAGAAATAAGGTCTCTTATCTCCTTGGTGATCTCGGTATTGGCTCGCTTGAGTTGACGAATTATCTCGTCCGCACCATCCACACGGATATTAGACCTTGAATTCCGGCGTGCCATTATTGACGCTCCTTACACATGAGTTGTAGCTCACGACGATTATAGTCTGGTTGGATTGTATAGAGGATTTCAAATTCTTGATCCTTGTATTTGACCATCATTGTACGATCTATCCCAGCACGGTACCGGATGGGTATTCTGGTGGTTACGTCAACATCTGTTTGTGCTGCTGCTGTCCGCTCGCGTCCATTCAACGGGTGTATTCCTGCCCAGACCTTGCATACCTCCGGCCAAACATCCAGAGGCTGCCCCCATGAATCAGTCTCGTCTTCATTCGGTGGACGAAGGATAGAAATACGTTTATTTAGCTTCCCAGCCTCCATATCACCACGTCCTATCCATATCTAGAAGAGCATCCACAGCAAAGGGCGGTTTCTCACGCTTCTTCTCCGTAGTTGCTTCCCGAGTTTCGTACCAATGACCAACCAACATCAGGATTGCAATTTTGGTCTTGCGAGGAACTTCTTCTGGCTGCATCCCTGCTGTGAATTCAATGCGTACAGGATATTTATCTGTCGTTCTAAGAGGCGGATACTTAAATGATGATAGAAAAAGATCCGCTTTGAAATTGTCTGAATAAAGAGTATAGAATGAGGGTGAAATCACCACCATAGCGCCTTCACTGTCCGTAAATGAAACAGATTCGATACTCTGGCAAGGGGCAGGCAGACGAAAAAACAGATCAGCAGGCGATTGGGTTTCGAACTTCCTTTTAGCCAGTCTCTTCCACTGCCTGTCCTCCGCATATTCCCGAGCCGCAGAGATTAATCCGCTGATTAGTTCATCCTCATCTGTTTCATCTTCCTCAAGCCTTAGATGCCTCTTTGCCTCCGCCAGTGTCACTGGTTCCTCCATCGGCTCCGATATCTGTCTTAGCATTCACCTCACCTGCTTTCAGCTTTTCCTCCGCTTCTTCAGCAGCTTCCTTGCCCTTAATTCGTTCTCCATTGGAAAGCTCAAACGTGCCACCGCCAACATGTTTCGGCCATTCTTCACTATCTGCGGCAGTCTTGGCCTCCTTGCCGATCACATTAGCAGCACGAAGCACTTCCTCTCGTTCTTCATCAGCCTCAAAGGTAGTTCCTGCCTTAACAAGATCTCCGGTCTCGGCATCATAGAAGTCAGATGTCACTAAGAATGGTTTTGTCATCGTTCATTCCTCCTATAAAGGGGGCCTTTCAGCCCCCCTTTATTTGTTAGGCTTGTGGGACATCCAATAATACATAAGGGCTGACCTTAGTGACTCCATCTTCTAGAGTCAATGGAGAGATAACCCAAGGCTTACCGTCAACGTTCCAGAAAGCTTTGATAACCGTTTTGTTAGAACGGAAGAGTACATGCTCAGAAGCATCAATGAACGGGCCGGATCCGTCTTTAATCAGGTAATAGTAGAAATCCACCAGTTGTAGATCGCCCTTAGTACCGAGCGGCTTGGTGCGTCCAGTGAATCGGATAGGAATGCCCGCCAGTGTTGATGGGATACCTTTGGTCGCATCTCCTTGAATGAAGATGTAGCGACCGGAAGGGTCAGTCATAGTCATGAGTTGGACCAGAGTGGATTGATGGGCCACAAACACCGCGCTACCAACAGATTCAGGTAACAAACTGGCGAGCATGCTAACTACATCAAAATAGGTAATTTCATTAGCTGTCTTTCGTTTTACTGTCAAGGCTCCAGTAGCATTCAGTACACCCAACGGCTTACCTGTACCGTTACCAGTTAGGAAGGCCACATCCTCAGCAGCCAGCATTGCCCGGGAAAGCAGATTCCGAATAAAGGTGTCAGCAGCTTTCCAGTTACGCAACAACTTATCCGTTACAACGGTAGTAGCTGCAACCTCATGCGGTTCAAGGGAGATTTCTTTCATCTTCGCGTCAGTTTCGGGCTTTGTGCCACCTTCCTCAATCCAGTCAACTTCAACTCCGGCATAAACACCGTTTGATCCTTGATCCAGCGCCGGAATAGTGATCTTGGAATCAGGCGGATCGCCTGCAGGAATAACCGTGGCACGAGGGCGGACAATTGCGGCCTGTGGATTCAGTTGTAGGATGTTATCCGGCATAAATTGGGTAGGGAGGAACTGGTTCGCACCACCTGCTCCACCAAGAGTCCATTCGTTTCTAAATCCAAGGAGTTGTGATGCAAAAGCTTCAGGAACTGCACGACCACCGCCTTGTCCCTCATTTGTTGCAAGAGCTAGGTGACGGTTTTTCTGGTCACCGAAACGAATTGAGCTTACGAACTCTCCGAAATTGGTGAATCCACCATCATCCTTTTTTTCTTTCTGAACTGGGTTACCACCCAATGCAGCCGCTGATGGACGATATGGCGCGACTGCCTCATCGAGTTGACTCTCACGGGCAGCCACCGCTTCCTCACGCACAACTTGATTATCCAGAGCAACAATTTTTGCCTCAAAGCCATTAAATTCAGCTTCTTCTGTCTCGGTAAAGTCGCGTTTCTCTGTTTTGGCTTTATCAAGCAATGCACGTTGTTGTGTGATTAATCCTGCACGTTCTTGCAGCATTTCCTGTAATGTTGGCGCTCCTGCTTCAGCAAAAAGTTGCAAGTTCATCGATAATTTATTGTTCTTATTTTTCATAGAGTTAAAGCCTCCTATTTTCATGTGATTTAGTCATTCGTTCATATAAAGCCAGCGGTGTCCGAGGCGTTTCCTCGCCTTTTCCATTTGCTGGTGGTACTGTTTCTGATTCTTCCGTCTCCTCAACAACTTCCAGTGTGATGCTTGGCTCCGGTGCGGTAACGGCGACCAGCTTAGGGGCGTTCTTGTACTGCTTCAGATCCATTATCTGTCCGTTAATAGTTAAAGCCCCGTTGCGGACAGCAGCGGCAATTTGCTTTGTCTGCTCAATCTCATCAGCAAAACCAAGTTCGATAGCACGCTCGGCGGAAAGCCACGTCTCAGCTTCAAGAAGCGCGACCAACTCGTCCCGTTCTACACCCGATTTGTCTTGATAAGCAGCTATCATACTTTCACGAGCAGCGTCCAGATCATCGGCCATCTTCCGGAAATCTGTTGCATTCCCCATTGCGATAGTCCATGGGCTATGAATCATCATCATGGAGTTTCGAGGCATATACACTGTGTCCCCGGCCATAGCGATCACTGAGGCGATACTGGCGGCAATGCCGTCGATATACACATTCACATGGGCCTTGTGTCGCTTCAGCATGCTATGAATGGCTTGGCCCGCGAATACATCGCCTCCATCGCTGTTGATATAAACGTTCAGCTCTGAAATATCGCCAAGGGAATCCATCTCGCTCTTAAAAGTTTGTGGCGTAATCTCGTCACCCCACCAGGTTTCCGACTCGATTATCCCGTAAAGCTGTAGCTCCCCTTTTCCCTGTCCAGCAGCACGAAAAGACCAAAACTTATTCCGCTCCTTGGCGGTCGTTTTGGTCTCAGCTCTTATATATTTGGTTATCGTCATTTTGTTGTATCACCCCCTTCCGGTGATGATTGAGCGTTTGCCGCCCTAGAAACTGTAATCATATTGCCGTTAACTAGATAAGGTTGCCCACTACCGTCCGGTGCCGGGTTACGGTCTTCAATTTCATTCCAAGCGTCTCCATTAATGATTCCGTTCTGCCTCTGGATTGCCAGACCTTCTTGACGGCTCTTGTAATCGCCTCTCAGGAGCCCGTCCACGTTGAATTTCACGTAATATCCTGCCGCCCGTTCCGAAGGTGTGAATAGTTTCCAGTTGGCAGTCTGCTCAATCCGTGTCAGGTACGGCATGAGTGTGTGCATGACGAATTCGATACCCTGATGCTCTATGTTGTTGTTCGTGGAGCGCTCCAGGTTGGCGATCATGTGCGGCGGAACTCGGAATAAACCGCATATCTCATCACGGTTAAGTTTACGAGTCTCTATGAACTGAGCATCTACAAACGGCATCGGTATACGCGAGAACTTCATTCCTTCTTCCAAAATTAGAGGCTTCCATGAGTTACCTAGTCCAACGCCTTTCTCAGTAATCCACTCCTGCAGTCGGCCATAGGCTAATTCACTTAAAGCCTGCGGATGCTCCAGGACTCCACCGACATTCATTCCATTTTTATAAAAGTGGGAATTGAATTCAGATGCCGCCATACCCATACCGATTGCTTCAGCAGCCATACGGATTGGTGAATATCCCACAATTCCATCGAAACCGAATCCCGGAACGTGAAAGATGCGCTCTGTTGGATAAATACCATCACCTGCAACCTGATACTCAATTTCTTTGGTGATAAGGTTCCGTTGTGGATAGCATTCATTCCATGGAATTGGATAGATATCTGCGATCTGACCACGCCGATTGACTGACAAAGCCGAATAACAATTCCCAGCTGTAGCCAACTGCCCTACCTGAGCCTCTCGCCAGCTCTGAGAGGTCATTTCGCTATTTGGGCGATCATGGAGCAATCCAAACACCGGATGATCGTCTGCTTTGTCCTTTCCGCCTTCAAGACGTTTCTTATAGACGAATAATGGCAGAGTCCCAACACCTTCAGCGAGAACTCTCACACAGCTGAATACCGTAATAAACTTCATCGCCTGTGCTTCAGAAACACTCTCTCCTGAAGTTGATTGTCCGCCATAAAGCCTCTTGCGAATATCGTTTGTAAAGTCCTCAATAGAGTACTCTTTTTCAGCGAGTATATTTGTAAGAAAACCCATCAGCTACCCCTCCCTTGCTTTTTCGAAGGGTATCCAGCCCATATCATAAGCGATCCACCTATGATGAGTGCAGCTGGTGGAAAGACCATCCATATGCCAGCACAGCATGACAAAAAGCCCGTGATCAAGCAAGCCTCCCGAACAGTATCCTCTCGAATTTTTGGTTTTTTCACAGTGAGCGTGGCCCCCTTTTCTCGTAAACTGATGTTTTGTCTTCATGGACGATACACCGAGCCAGCGCATTGATTGTCGCCGCCACTCCGTCAATACGACCGCTTGATTTCTTCTTAGATGGAGCCACATTCTCGTTCTCATCCATCCGGACAACAGTGTTATCAACCATCCAGCGCATGACAGGGTTTCCGCCGTGGATCAAACGCTTTGATACGGCCAACTTCTCGAATTCCTGAGTCGCTTCAGACAGGTTTTTAAGCGTCTGGCTCATTTCAACCATCGTAAATCCATCATCGGCAAGCTCAAGAGCTGTCTGCGTGGCTCTCCATGGGTCAAAGGCGATCTCCTCAATCTTGTACATCTTCCCGAGGTCATTGATAGTTTTGCGAATAAATCGATAATCTATGGCATTTCCGGGAGTGGTATATACCAGATCCTCTTCAACCCAATTGGTATAGAGTACCTTATCCTTCCCTTCCTTCTCTTGGACAGCATCCTCCGGTATCCAGAAGAACACCAGCACGATGTATTCACCATCGCTGTGATCCGGTGGGAAGACCAGGGCAAAGGCTGTAATGTCGAGCTTGGTTGATAAGTCCAGCCCTCCGTAACACTTCCTACCTTTCAACTGATCCAGTTCAATCTTGCCTGCGGAGGCATCCCATTTGCTCATAGGAATCCATTTCACTGCGGCGTTGGTCCACTTATTCAGATCTTTGATCAGGAAATTGACATAAGCAGTTGCCATCTGTTTCGCCTTATTGGCTTGTTTGACCATATAATCAAGCTCTTTGGAAATGCCAAGGTTCGGATTAGCCTTCATCCAGACTGCCGGATCAAAGACGTCATCGTCGTCATCTATAGTCGCGATGTACGCAAAGAAGGTCTCGTCCGGCTGAATGCCTTTCAAGACCTTCATGGCATATTCTCTCAACTGATAACATGGTCCGTTCTGGTTAATCCCAGCTGTGGTGATTACGTAGATTAACGGTTGCTCCCGGGCAGACGTACCGGACTCAATTACATCGTACATGGCTGAACTCTTATGAGCATGATACTCATCAATCAGCCCTCCGTGAACGTTCAAACCATCCTGTGAGTCCGAATCAGCTCCCAGTGGTTCAAATTTCGAACCCGTATCGATCACATGGAGATTGTTCTTGTAAACACGGAACTTCTGCATCAGATCCGGCGAAGCTTTGACCATTCTGGCAGCTTCGTCAAAAGTGATCTTAGCCTGATCCCGCTTTGTCGCCGCAGCGTATACTTCAGCTCCATATTCCTCATCCGCTACCGTCAGATACAACCCGATGCCGGACACTTTGGTGGATTTCCCATTCTTCCGGGGAATCTCTTCGTACACCGTTCGGAATCGGCGTAGCTGCGTAGTTTTATGGAGCCATCCGAAGATAGAACCTATGATAAACTCCTGCCACAGTTGCAGTTCGAAGGATTGCCGTGCCCATTTCCCTTTCGAATGACGAAGATACCCAAAGAATTCAAGTGCATGCTCCGCTGCTAGATCATCAAAATAGTATTCAAATGTACTGACATTCAGCTCGGAATCTCTGAGGTTGTCCAGATGCCGTTGACACGCCAGCCGGACCGGTTCACCTGCCGGGATGTCACCGGAAAGAACCCGCTCCGCGTACTTACGTACCGGGCAGGTTACGTCTTCTTTGTCCATTCAGAAATCCATCAAAGCTGTTTCTATCATCTTTTGGCGGTCCGGCTCCGCCCGGCAGGATGTCCGGAGCTTCCATCCTCGCCCGTGCCGAAGGTGAAAGGCCAAACTCGGCACAAAATGCCTTAATAACCATCGACTCCTTCTGTATCACCGCAATCTCCGGCCGAGCTACAAAGTTAGTGGCTCCCGCCTTATTCGTGTATTCATGGAACATGGTTTTTGCCTTCTTCAGTGACTTGTGAGCCGCAACCATCCGACCATATGAGAGGCAATATGCCTCAAATGTACCGAGGTCAACTTTCGTCAGTAGTCCGAGCCTATACAGCTCCGGCGAAAGACGCCGCCACTCTTTTTTTGCTGTGATATCCATATAACTCGGCGGTTCTGGCAGTGATGGCGGTGCATTTGGTTTCGGTTCATTCTCCGGGGCCCGGTCTTTCCGGTACGTCCCCTGCATCAGTTTTAACTCTGTCGGCTTCGTCTTCGGTCCCCTCTGACCCATGATACCCCCCCTTATGAAAACTCGACTTCGCGTTTTGGAAGAGGGCGCACGGTCTCCAATTCAAAATGTCCAAAGGATTTAGACCCCCCCTACCTACTTTTAGTTAGCGTCATGTTAATACCGCTTTTTTTAGATGATTTAGTTCATTCTATTTTTCAACGCCTCTCCTAATCGATTTAAAGGACGTTTATAGCGCATTAACTAACATGCCTCTACTAGTATCAACTTTCATATATGAGCTGTCTGTGAGGCGTTCATGTGTGTCTATGGTGGCGTTTCTACTATTACTCTCATTTGTTCCTTTATCCATCTCTTAATTTCAGTTACCAAACCCTCCATCCTCCTTCGCTGTTTTAATACCATGGCATGTTGCACACAGTGGCTGCCAGTTCTTTATATCCCAGAACAGCCTCATATCTCCCTTATGCGGAATGATGTGATCGACTACGGTAGCTGCTATATCCTCTCCACGCTCTTCGCAGTGGACACACAATGGGTGGTGTCTCAGATATCTGATGCGAGCGAGTTTCCACTTATGATCATAACCACGTTGGTATGATGTGCCTCTCTGCTGCTCTCTGAGCTTCGTGTGCTTGGTGCAGTAAGTACCAGACTCTATCAGTTCAGGGCAGCGTGGATAGGAACAGGGTCGTTTAATCTTGGCTGGCATCTGTCGGTAAGTCTGGCCCAGCCTCTTCGTGGTCAATGTACACCGGACTAATCGCCCCTTCGATAATAGCAGCTCGCTCTTCTGGCGTTAATGTGCTGATGTCATCTATCTCCAATGTGCGTTCAACATAGTGCTCACCCATGCTTATTGTGGTCTGTACTCTTAACATTGTCTTCACCCTTTCTTTTGGATTACTGCTTTTATCAAGCCCACTCAGGTCTACCCAGCCGAGCGGTTCAAGCATTCCCCCACACTTGCACGTAATGCCGTCTTTCTTGCCTGTATCATAATGAATCAGCCTGCAATCAATACATCTGTATTTCATTACTCGTGGTTCATTGGTCTCCACATCAAGCCATCCCTTCTAATTTTCTTGGTTGACTACCGTTGCTCTGACCTTTATCTATTGCTCCATTACTCTTATCCTAGGTTAGGATTACCTGGAGATCTTCTCAGTTACATGCCATACATCACGCTTAGTCTCGCGTATCATGCCACACTCATCGCGTTCAAACTCATTATCCGACCCCGTTTCTTTCACCACCGTATAATCTTTACTCAACCTATCCAGTGCCTCTGTCACCCTAAACAGTTCTTCTCTGCTGTGTACCGTACCCTTGTACATCTTGTTCTCCTCCTTATACGGTTGTTTAGTAACGCTTGGCTTATATCTGCTTAGCTCGTCTACAATCTTTGGAACATGTCCCTGTGACCGCCTATTACCGATTGACTGTATCCTAGCTGTTGGCTTACGTGGATGACCATACTCATCGTAGTAAGTCCCTCTTGCTGGATGGATGTCACAGTGTAGGCAGCATTTGCCGGGTGATATATTGCTGCAATAGTGGCATTTGAAAGTGTCTTTATAAACTGATAATGGTAGATAGAATTCCGGATGAAATTCTCCGCTTCTGCTTACCCAAGCAATACCAAAGAAATCTCTGAGTCTCTGTACTAAAGGACGCTTCAATGCAATCCCTCCTTGACTACCGTTGCTCCAAACTTCATGTAGTGGTTTATAACTGAACTTTCCATGATCGGGTTCAACCAGTACTGGCCTACCAATATAATCAGCATGCTAAATGGATCATGACCATCCAACATAGATGAGTTCCGACTCACATACTTGACTCTTGCTTCGCTAGGATACTTTTCTCTCAGTCCTAGACCCTTCCATAGATCATGGGCCTGTGTGACATCCTTCCCAACTACAAGGATTAGCTTTGGAGTAGTTGCTGTGTTCACCGTCACAAACCTACGCCTCCCTCGACCACTTCTCTCACCCTGTCCATGCCTGCCTTGATCTGGGCTTGAATATCTTTGACTTGCTTTAGTGTTGTAGCCTGATCAACTCTCGGGTTCTGAAGCTTAGTCTGTACCCGTCTGATCTTTGCCTGTAGTTCCCTTACTTCCAAGTCAGTATAAAAAGCTACGTACTCATGCTTGCAATGTGGACATGTGAAGTGCGTCTTCTCCACGGCTCCTGGTAACCTTGCTGTCTGGAAGCCATTCACCTCGAACTGTTTATTGCAACCTTCGTTACAAATGGCTGGCATAGCCTTACTGGTTTGTGTAGTGCTCAATGCGATCTCTCCTTCCTTAAATCCCTATGAATTGTTTACGCGTTGCTTTCCAGCACCCACACTTGCATGATAAATCATGCTTTAGCGGCACTCTCTTATATGGATCTCCAACAGGTAAGTAGGCAGGTGGAAAACTGTACGGCCTATTAGCGTACTGCAACCTGCCTTCTTGGTACTCGATCTCATCCAATAGAGATATGAGTTTTCCTTTCAGCCTCCGGCGCTTGAACCACCCTACCGCATTCATCTCGTCACGAATATCTAATGCTTCGATTTTGAGTCTTCTCACTGTATCCGTTACATTCACTCTCCATTTCAGCAGTTTTATTACGTTTTTACGATATACCACCCGTAATTTTGGAGACCGCTATATCAAACCTTGCCGCAAATACGTTTCTTTCATCGGTATTTTGATCGCCGTTGTAGCCATATATTACTTGCTTCGGATCGTATAGACTCTTTGTTCTATCCAGTGTGTATGGACACTGCTCGTTGCCCGGGTATTTCCCAACGTCCACGCCAGTAGTGCTGATGATTGTTGTCGATGGCAGGATATACGGCTGGCCTTCCTGAAGCTTCAAATATGCCGCCAGTTCATCGGGTGTACCTTCGAGCGTTCCGTCTTTATGGATTTTCATTGTCATTTCCCTCCAACACGGTTCCTTTGCAGCCACATCTAAGACAGGAATAAGTTCCTACAAGTTCTGGGTGATCAACTGAAGCTGTCGTTATAACAATTGAGTCGCAACCACACTCACGACAAAAATCGCCTACACCTTCAGCGATTTTGGCTCTAAAGGATCTCCGGTTTAGTTTTCGACCTATCATGAATTTTTTCGTTTTTCGAGATATTGAACTAATCCGTAAATCGTGTTTGTCTAAGAACCTAATGTGTCGCTTTTTGGTTTTCTTACTGAACCTCATTCAAACACCTGCCTTCGTTTTTAGAATACCTAGTGAGATTAGCAACCCATGCACCTTAGTTCGCTCTCACCTCTAAGCTTTTGGGGTTTAGATTATGGGTTATTATTTGCGAACCACCTGTGATTCCCTAAGCCACATTTCTGTGAGACCAACTTTAATCTTTACATCGCCTATGTCATCATCAACTTCAGTAACCATCGCTTTAGTTAGCACCAAATCACCGACATGGTAGATTGGCTCGCCGTTTTCGTTAAGAGTCACTTCGTTATCTAGAAAGATCAATTCACCACAGATCAACTCTTCCATTTCTTCTGGAGTGTAAGAGCCAAACGCCTGAATGAATTCGCCCATCTTTAGAGTCGCATACCCATCCGTAAATGTGAGATTACCGATGCCGTTAACTTTCTCCCATATTTCCGTGTGGTACTTAGATAGGACCCTGACACCTTTCCATGTGACCCTAAATTTCACGCTCTGGTTTAAATCAACTCGAAACTCCATATCGTTCACCCTTCCTCTACTTCACTAACAAATGGTACCCCTGCGTCAGACAAGAACTTAACTTCAAGCCTTGTCCAGTACGATTCTGGATGCCGGTATTGGTTCCATGCTGGGCAAAAGGCGTCTTTCTTGAATGCCTCTGAAGCAGATACCCTTGCCCTTTCCTCGTCTTCGGCTAAAACTATTACGTATACAGGACCATTTCCCATATAGCCATTGAACACTTGATAGAGATTCAAATGAATCACCCTCTCTGGACATAGAAAAAGCCACCCGGGTTATGGATGGCTTTATGTACTACTTATGAAATTGTCGGCTATTACGGTGCGTTATTATATGCTCCGCTTTGGTATGCCCTATCAATTAGTTTGATATGACCTAGCAATTCCTTTCGCTCGTTCCTGAGATCTGCAAGATCCTTAGCTGTGGTTTCTACTTCTGCTTCAGCTGTGGCTATAAATTTTCTATGAAATGCTTCTCTCTCGTCAGCATTAGATATCCATTCCGCTGCAACGGTAACCACTTCTACACGAGCCCGGAGAACAGCAAGCTCGTTTGACTTTTTTACTGCAGTTTCTTCAAGTCGCTTGTAATCCCTGTTCAACCCTTCAATCCATGTAGCTAGGCCCTTTGATTCAACGCTCATCTTCTCACCTCCCAACACCACAATTCGCCATTAGGAAGGATTTTCCTCTAAATTGGTCGAATATTGGTAAATGAAAGGAGGGATGAATAAAATGGCAACTTATATTGTTAATAGTGGACCTGAAAAGGAAGTTCACAGATCAGCCCACACGGTATCTGCATGCAACATAAACTTGATTAGTTCGAGTCACAGGATTGATACAGATGCTGACTACACTTTACTTTACCCTGCGACCTATGACGGTTGTAAACACTGTTACGCTGCAAAACATCGCAAATAAATCTTTTAAAGAGGAGCTGATGACTCCTCTTTTCCTCTCAATACCCCAATACCCTCCATATACGGCACGCCATTACTCTCATGCCACCAAATACATTCGTCCGTTGTAATGCATCCGGATTTGAGATTCATTTGCCATACGCCGTTTTGACTACCGTCTGAATAAAAATAAGGATATGGTCTATACCCTTGACTCTTTGCTAATCCTACGCTTGCCTCGTCTATAAGAGTGTTTGGCGGCGCCTGAGCACCTTTCCACTTCCCAAAACCGTTCTCCCAATCAGTTATGTGCCCTGACATGCCATGACCACAGCAACACCCCAATGTAACAATGCCCAAGTTGTTTAATTCTTGTATCTCGTCTGCTATACAGGCATCTACTACTACTTCTCTTTTACCTTGATTCACATTTATGATTTTCACCATCTTGTAGACTCCATGGAGACACATAGCCATCCCCTCCTAAATGTTACAGATGTCCCTAGTTTATGCGTTTCAACATTATGCATACCTTTTAGCTTCGCTAACATTTATGAAGTTAACGAGGGTACAGACAGCCATACACCAAACCACGTTCTTCGTTATCGTCTGGATTCTCGCTGGCTGTTGCTTCAGCAGTTCCTCTACAAAACGGACAAGCAAGGTTCTTTCCCTTCGACTTTTCCATATTAACTAAGAATTGACCGCCACACTCTTCGGACAGACATTCATACTTCTCTAACAAAGGTTGTTCCAA